ATGGCCAAGGCGGCAGACATTGATACAAGAGCAGTTATGGTGCTGGCGCACGAGGCGCGCCGGATGCAGGATGCCGCAGAGCGCGTGGCGTTGGTCGTGAAGGCGATGGCGTTACGACGAGGCGTCAGTATGCCGCCACGAGAGGTCGGCCACGAGGCGATCGACTTGGGCGAATAGGTGGCCCCGGTCGGCGTTGTTGAGCAGCGTGGCCGCGGCGGGCAGCGCGTTTCCTTCGCTCTTGTGGCCCGCCGCTCCAGCTCCGGCACCGGGGCGATCGATACGCACCATAACGCCGCCGGCCGCCGTGATGGCTTCCGCTTCGTTGGGAAAGCGGCAGTCGTCGACCACCACTGGCGCGCCGGTTGGTACTTTGACCAGTGCGGCGTTGAATGCGCGAATCCACAGATCCGACGCGATAAGGTCACGGCCCCACTCGCTCCCGAGCGTTTGCATCGCGTGTCGGGGCGTCTTGCCGCCGAGCAGCGCGCAGGGCACTTCTTTTCGGTCCCCGTCAATCTCCGCTGCGGTACAACCGAGCGCCGCCAGCATCGCTTTGAGCGGTCCGGCGAAGCGCAGACGGGTAAAGCCGTGGCGATTGACCAGGTGTGCGGCGGCTGTGCTTTTGCCGCTGCCGGCGAGGCCGGTAAAGGCTATGAGGGTGCGAGGTGCGTCAGGAAGGGGCGAGTAGTCTGCCTGATACGCACTGCCGACGGGATACAGCGGCGGGTTTTCGAGTTTGGAAATATCCACCCCATCTGGACATACGCGCGCGGCGCTTCCCTGGAGACAACGAACGCCTGTGGTTTCTCCGCAGAAGTCACAAGGCGGTAGACCCGGCACCAGTGGCGGACTTTGCGCAAACCTCGCGGCATCGATCGAGCACATGCTGCACATGCCCGGCCCGCCGCAACGCGCTTTCATCCCGACCGGACGTTTCCATACGTGACCATGGCCAGTGTTGCTTGACGGCATGGCGTCCACAGTGCCGTGCGGCTTCTTACGAAGCGGACATTCCCAGCATGGATATTGCGTCTCGTTGCAGTGTTTGATGCCGACGGCATTGCAATAGGTCGGGCGAGGTGCGTGGCTCATTTTCAGCACCAATGCCCGCCGTAGCGACGGAACGCCGCCAGGAATTCAAACTCTGCCTTTTCGGGCGTCCAAAACTGGATAGTGACACCGAGGGCCGGCTCGCGCTCGCGCCACGGCACGGGCGGCGGTGCCATGATTTGCATCTGTTCGTCGGCGATAATACGCTCGTCGAGGCGCTTCACTTCCGCCGGCATAGGCCATTTGAGGCAGAAGCGGCGCGCGATGACGCGTTCCAGTTCCGTTTCGATTTCCAGGTACTGTTTAAGGTGCCGTTTGATCGGCCGAATCACATCAGACGCATAGGCCTCTGACCCGTCATGCATCAACGCGTCTAATCGGAAGTCGTCCGGCGCGGCGTGCGCAACGTGAACGCTGTGTTCGGCAACCGAATAGAAACGCTTGCAGTGACCACCGTAGCGACACAGTTGGCTCAAGGCGTGGGCAATGTCCTCGATGTGGATTTCTTCGGCGTGCGGGTCGAGGGGCCAGAACTGGCGACCGGATGCGGTTTGCATCCAGTCGCCTTTGCGTGTGGCAGACGGCCGCGGAAAGTGTCCTGTTTCTGTGAAACTCACGTTATGCGGCCCGCGTTCGGTATTTCAAAAGCAGACCAACCCACAGCGCATTAGCCGCAACGATCACGATGCCGCCGCAAAAACTCCACCACTGGTCAAGCGATGGATAATAGTAGAGGTTCCAAAAACCCCACATGCAAAACACCGTAGTTGAAAAGATGCTGACGCCTTTCACAGCCCTGTCGCGCAACACAGCGCGGCAGTGATTTAAAATCAGCAGTCCGCCAATTGCCTCAAACAGGCCGTTGAATAAATCCGCGCTCATAGGACTTTCTCCAAGAGAGCCGTCAACTTACCGCTAATTTGCAAAAAGTCAACAGAAATGTCTCAGAAGCCGCAAAGGGGACAGGCGTTATACTCTTTTCGCGATTCTGGTATAACGGGATCACGCGGCCCGGCTGCGGCGTGGCGCTCCGCTATCGTGACATGATTGCGCGCCCACTCGCGGTCGCTCTGTGGCCACGTTTCGAGGTATCCGGGCAGCGAGGCATAGCCCGCTTCGACTGCGGCACGGTGTGCGTTCTGTTCGTCTACCAGGCTCATTTCGTCTCCAGTTCGCAGTACAGCCACGCGATCGAAAGCGGTATGAGGGCCGCCACGATGCAAATAAGCGTGAAAGCTTCCGCGGCGGGGGTCACAGGTTGCCTCGAAATAGATTTGCCAAGCTACTCGGTCCCCATATCGGTTCGCGTATCTCGACGATGACGCGCAGAACTGTTGCAAACGCCAGGGCGGCCATCATGCCGCCCCATACAGCGTCGGCAGAATCATCTCGTGGCTGCCCGAGTAAATCGTGCCCTCGTCGACGGTGCCCAACTTGATCGGCAGATAGCGCAACAGCCCGTGGCGCTCGTGGATAACGACCATGTTTTGCTGCGCCGGCTCTGGATCCGCGCGGATGGACTTGGCGAACTCGCCGAAGCCCACGCCGCTGCCGTTACCAAAGCCGAAAGGTGTCATTCCCGTGGTGTGAAAATGACCAGAGAATACCCACCGCACCGGCCGGCGCTGGCGATATTCTGTGTCGACGATTTTGCGGTGACCCTTGATGATCGTTGCCATCGGGCCAATGAAGCCGGTCCCGCCACCCGAACCCATACGATCGCCATGCGTGAGTAGCGCCGGCCAGCCCGCGACGTCGAAATAGGCGTCAAAGCCGCGCGGCTGGAAATGGCGAATGGTCGGGACGTGTCGCAGCGCAGCTTCAACGAAGTCCGCCACAAGCGTGTCATACGACTGCAGGGTGACCAGCTTGGTCCGCGGCTTGCCCGGCGTGCTGCGGCCGTGGTTACCGACGACCGAGATGCAATGGATTTCCACGCTCTTGCGGAACCGCTCTTTCAGGGCGAGGTGCAGCCGCAACACACCGGCCGAAATGTATTCCGCGGCGAACTTGACTTGCTCGAACGCGGTCCCGCCGTCCGTCTCAGCGTGCTCCGGGTGCAATCCGGCGCCGGATATCAAATCGCCACCCAATAGGATGTTGACGCGCTCCGGAGCGCCGTCGGACGCCGGCCACGCGGAAGTCATAAGGATGCACGCCGTCTCGAATAACCGCCCTATGCGCTTCCGTGCCGTGGGCACATCGTAACTATTGACGCCCGCGACTTCCTCACGGTTGACCGTCTCGCCGACGTGCAGATCAGACAGGTGCAACACGACGGCTTGCCGCCCTTTGCCTTTCCCGTCGCCGTTGCGCAGGAATTTCGGTTGCAGCCGCGCGGGTTCTTTCGGAAGGCCCAAGACGTGTTCGCGGTGATTTTCCGCGTCGGCAGTACGGCGCTCGGCATCCCTTAAAAGGAGGCGTAAGCGCGCGTTTTCGTCTTGAGCGGCGCGGAGGCGGATAGGGTCGGAATTGTCCGTCACTTTTGGTGAAGTGGCGCGGCGGTCGCCTTCACGGATGCGATTAAGAAAGGCCCCGCGAGAAAGATTGAGGGACTTTGCGGCGCGTACTTGATTACCATTGTTCGCGGCCAGGGTTGCTATCGCTTCGCTAATCTGCGCATCAGACAGGGCGGGGGTGGCCATTAGGTAGCCCCGCCCTTGGATTCGAGCACCCTATCCAAGCGATCGGTCACACCGCGAATGTCACGTTTGATTTCCTCTACCAAGTCGCGAAATCGATCCTCGGCGTGGCGCAATTCTGGATCGGAAACGAATAGCGTTGCGGCAGCCACTTTATAATCGGACAGTTCTTTTTGCAGCGTCTCGACTTTCAATCCTAACGCGGTCGCAAGGATGGAAGCGGCCTGTGCAGATGTTTCCGTATTCGCGATGCGCTTGGAAAACGCCATCAAAAATCCGCCGACGAGTCCAAGTGCCATGATGACGGCACAAATGGCTCCAATCGCCGCAGTTGAAATTTCAATCACTTGGCGACTCCAGGCGGGGCGCCGACCGCAATACCAACCACGATCAGTGCAAGCCCGAACGCAATAGTAATATTGGCCAAGGCGCGTTTCATCCGACAGCGACTCCGCTCGGTCGCAACGTGGCGATATCAAACGTCGCTTCGGATACGGCGTCGCCGTTTTTCCAAGCTGCGATAAGCTCGGATCGCTCCGGGTCCAGGTCCACGACGAGCATTTCAGTGCCGCCACTTTTCAACCGAACACGCGCGCCGAGGGGGTAGGCAAACCCTCGCTGCATAGTCATTTCCAGCATCCCAAAGTGCGGCCGGTTTCGTTGTGGACACGGACCTGTTCGATGGTGGGCGGTGTGTCGCGCTTAGCTGAATAGTCAATCGCGCGCCACGCGGCGCACACGGCCCTACGATCTGTCGCGGTTGTGGGCATCCCGTTTGTTTGGCATCCAGCGAGTAGGCTTGCGACGGACAGTGCGAACAGCGTTGTCGTGAGCCTGGTTGCCGCGTTCGATGGCCGCTGTGTTTGCGGCGTCCCACTGCGCTCTGACACGTTTTTCACCGAGGGTAACTCCTATTGCGACGGCGACTGAAAACGTCGCGATGATGGCGCCAATGGCGACGAACCAAAGCTTGCTCTTGATGGTCGGTGCGTAGACGGCGCCAGCCGCGCAGCCTAGAAGCAGAAGACCGGCGAGGCCGAAGTGCCATACGAGGGGCCAAAGCCCGACAGATGCGATTTGGAGCCACTGCATCAGCCGCCGTTCCCTTCAAATAAGCAGAGCAGTCCGAGCAGCGCGAAGATGCCCGCGAGGATGTAAAGCGGCGTGAAGTTGACTGCACTGGTAAATGTCAGAGCGGCTACTTGCACTTTTTCCACCATGGGCAGGACTTAGAAGCTGCTACGGTGGCTACGGCGGCCCGTCGTGCGGGATGGCTCACGGTCGCACTCGGCGCGCTCAAACCCTCCAAGCACAGATCACGCTCGCTCTTGCGGCCGTCACCAATGCCACTACGGCGCGCGACGAGACCCTTGCGGACCTGGCCATCGGATCGGACGTACCAGCCTTGAAACGCGTTACAGCCGCCGCGGATATCGCCGGCATTCATCAGGCGGACCATGCTCGACTTGCACACGGCGGCGGGGCCGGCGTTGTACGCAGCGTCAAGCAGCGCAGCCATGGACTTGTCCGGCAGCGGAACCTTGACGCACTTCTGCAAAGGCGCGAGATACTTCGGCAGGCTTTGCGCAAGCATATCGTCGCACTGCGCATCGGTAAACCGCGTGCCGACCTTGACCTTGCCGAATTCGTCCGTTTGACCATGGCAGTACGTGATCGGATGGCCCGTTCCGATGGCGTCGCGCTTGGCCACGTGGTCGGTGCCTTCCCAATTCGGTAGGAAGGCGACGCAGCACGCGATGGCACCAGCTCCGCCGACTGTGGCTGTGGTTTTTGCCTTGCTCATGCCGTCGCGTCCTGCGCTTCGGTACTCGGCTCGGTCGGCACGGCGGGCGCTTGCTTGGTCAAACGCATTGCGCCTACGATCGCGTAACCGGCCATATTAAGGCCCATGAAAAGCACGGGATTCAGCACTTCTCCGAACGCCGCCAACCCAACCAAACCGCCGTTCAAAACAAAGAAAAACAGCCCGACGCGAATGCTCCACAGCCGGTGAAATTCCTTACCTGCGTTGTCAATTAGGCGCATTCTGGCAATATACGCCTAATTTGCAAAAAGTCAACAAATATCGCAGTGGACGCGCGGGGGTTGCGGTGGTAAAAGAGGCAAATGCGCTATGACCAATCAGAATGGCATTTTTACAAAAACCCGTGGTGGCGCGAGGTGACGCTTATTGACGGCACCAAAAAACGCGGCGAAGAGTTGATGCGCCGGATTATAAACGGCGGGGCGCAATACCGACTTCGCAGTGCGTCGGAAGAAACCGAATACGACTATCTAATGGCATGGTGAATACAACAACCGGAGACCATTCCAATGCTTCGCACTGCATTCGTTGTTGCGTTTCTGTCGGTTATCCTCCCGACCATCGCGCCGGCCGAAGACCTTCTTCCGAACACAATTGACTGCGCCGCTTTCACCAAGCGTGCGGATGGCACTTGGTATGTTCCTTCCCGCACCACTTTCGACGCTGGCGAGACCAAAGCCATGACGATTGACCATTCCAACGTGGCACCTGGTGCCGTTACGGTCGGTAGTAGAAACGGTAAATCGGCGGACCTATACGCTCTTATCGAGGCGAAGTGCGGAAAGAAGTAACCTTATGTCACTATCCCGCGGAGCGCGAGCGCGGCCGTGATTTCCGTAATCGCGACCGGCAAATCGGTATCGTCAACCGTCATATTCCACATCAACGCAGCGGCAATTTTGACGGGTCCAGTAAAGGAAGCCGAGTCGCCGCGAGCCGAGCCGATCGCAATCGACCGACTGAGGTCAAGCGCGCGCGTCTTGCCGGTGTTGGTCTTGAGATTGGACGACACCAGCGCCCCGCTCTTGTACTGACTTAGCGCAGAAATGTAATTCAAGGCACCTTGCGTCCGCATCACCAATAAACGGAAGTCCGAGGCCGGGGTGGCAATGCTGACTGGCGTCGTCTGCTGCACGGTATTGTCGGTCGCATGGGTGTTGACCAAAATCCCGCCGGACGTATATATCCCCGCATTCGTGGCGCCGTTCGTGCCATCATAGTTACCGATGAAAAAATCCGGATTGGCGCAATCTGCGCAGACGATCCACGTCGAATTGAGCGCCTCGAAATTGCAAGTGTCGAACCAATTGTTATAGGCGAGGTTCGCGTAGTTCGACGCAAACGTCGGCGCGCCGACGACAAGCAGCGGCCTTCCCGGATTGGCGCCATTAAGCCTGCTGGCGTTGAGGTTGCCGCCGAAAATATACTCTCCGATCATGGTATCGCGATGTACGCTTGTAAGTTTTTGACAGTGACCTATGGCGTTCACGCCGGCATCTCCGACGAACCCGATATTGAGTGACATTGGACGCTAGGCCTCGATTTTCAGAGTTCGGAAATGACGCACCAGTTGTGCATCGGCTTGTTGATGCCGGCAGGATCAAAAACCAAATCCTCCCCGGCGGAATCGCGCAGGCATCCGCGCGGGCCGGTCAGGCGGCCCGGAAGATTGCCGCTGTGCGGCGACCATGCATAGCGAACCTTATCAGTGCTCGCGAGTGCGCCCGAGCATGTGATTTTGACGCGATCAGGGCCGGCCATCTCGACGCTCGTGATGGTGCGCGCGGACCCTCCGGAGTCTACGACGCCAAAGCCGAAATTACCGGGGTCGGAAACCTGCACCGTGTCCAAGACAAGTGGCGGGCGCGGCACGTCAAATATGACGGTCATCACATTGCCCTGCACGATCTTGCGCAGCGGGGCGAGCGGCTTCCAGTCGCGGCCTTCCAGCACGACGCGTTTATAGGCGAGTCCCATATATGCGCCGACCCACTTGGCCGCGATATTTGTGAAATGAACGTCCCCGGAATTGTAGTCAATGAAGTAGAGCGGCATCACCAGCTTGACCAGTAGATTGGTCTGCGCAACTTCGTATTGCCCAAGGGCGATATCGGGCGTCGTTCCGCCGGAATAATAACCATGTGCCGCTACCTGCGTGGCGAACAGATAGACCGGGTTGGTCTGCCCGGTCTTGGCCTGGATATCGGTTTGAAGATCGGCCTGCAGTTGTGCGAGCGCGGTCTTATAGGTTGCCTTCGCGGTAGATGCTATGTCGCTTTCGCCTTGAATGAACGGAACCGCCTGACAGGCGATCGGTGCGTTAACCGACCCCGCCAGGGCAATCATCCGATCGACGGCGCTCATCATTTTAGTGTAGTCCGTCGATCCCTTGGCAAGCGATGCGATCGCCGTGCCGCCTTCGCCGGCCGCAGCTGCAACCATTTGAAATTTATGGTTGGCCCATGTCAGATTGTTTTCTACAGCGATCAGCGCAGCGATCATCTGACACGCACCGGACAGCGGAGACTCGCCGGTGTTCCCCGCGTCTGCCTCGACCAGCGGCACAAGCGCCTGCGAGCCATACGGATAGCTGGCAAGCGTCCCTACCCCTCCAGACAGCATCAGCGCGGACGGCGATGCCGTTGTGGACAAAGCCGGATGCGCGTTCCAACCGATTGAGTTGCTTTGCCCATAGGCAAGAAAAAGGTTGTATTCGTAATCGGTGCGCAGACGCGGCAGCACCGCCGAACGTAGAACGGAGAGTGACTTGGAATGTACGCCGGAAGGCGATACGCGAAACGCCGCGGCGCCGTAGGCGTCAGATATCTGGAAATCGTCATTTGCCAGGAGTTGAATCAGCGCGGTTTTCTGATTAAACACATTAATGCTGGAAAATACCGTGGGCGCCACGCCGGGGCCATTCGGGTTGGTTCCCACGTCGTCACGAACGGATTGTGCGGTGTCGCGTGCATGAATCCACTGCCAGCCTGCCGGCGACGCCGACCAGCTATAGATGCCTTCATTGGCCACGCTGCCGCCGACAACGGGATCAGTATGGGTGCCAGCGTCTGTCCCGGTGACCTCGGCGCGCTGGCCCGCAGTCGAGCCGGCAATTGGAGACAGCGCAGCCCAGGTCCGTTCGACCAACACTGGAACGTGAGCGGCATCCGAAATTCCCGCGACCCCGGCTTCAACGGCCGCGACACGGGTTTCCGTGATCGAAAGCGCGTTGATGCACTCGCCCTTATCCGGTTGATTTACGCCGCTGGCACGAACGCCGTCAATGACGTAAGCCCGCCAGGCGATGCGCGCAGCGTCGAGAATTGATCCCATGATTATTTCAACCCTTGCTGCTTCTTAAGTTCGTCGATTTGTTGCTGCAAATACTGGCAATGCGCGATCAGATACGGGACGGCCTTGCTGTAGTCGACCATCCACAATTCCTTGAAAGGATTGTCGAGGTCGAGATGCTTATCGCTATCTCCCGGCGTGACCATGCGCGGTAGAACCGCATAAGCCTCTTGCGCGACGACGCCGACGCCGTGAATTAGATTGCGCTCATCGTCATGGTCATAAATTTTGAGACCGCAAATCACGTCTCGCGCAATCTCAAAGTCGAGTTGAACGCGATATGGTTTCCCGCGCTCGTCCGACGATGTATTGTAATTTGCCGTGAGCGCGGCCTGATTCATATTGATCGCACCGCATTGAGTATCGGCCGAGTTGCTGAAATCTATTGCGGTAAGCACGCCTGCAGTGTTATTTCCTCTGATGGCAACCCCATTTCCCGTAGCCATGAAGAGATGCGTGAACGCGCCCGCGCGACCTATATTTCCCGCTACCGCATACTCGAAAAGAAGCGTTGAGTTCGAGGAAAATCCGACTGCGTTCGCAGCCGGCAAATACACGCCATTGGTGGGGATGATCGAACTTGTAACGTTAAGATATCCAGGGGCAGAGAATCCGCTCATCAGACATAATCCAAATTGAACGCGGTTATGTCGGCGGCGACGAGCACCGTAGTATCAGCATCAGCAACTAGTTTTGTGAAGGCGTACCCGATGCCGTTTGCGAAAGAGAGGCCGAGCGGGAAATCGTAGACAAATGCTTGGCCGGCCGGACACGGGATTTTCTTGCGGATGGTGGTGGTGCCCGGAACAGGTGGATTCACCGCAGAGTCGTAGAGCACTAAGAACACGTCATAGGCGGCGTTGTTCTTCCCGCAGGCCGAATAGATGCGGCCTGCGCTCGTCTTGACGTTAGTTGCGTTCGTCGAAGCCGCAGCGGAGGCCATACGCGCCGTTGATGCAATACCGCCTGTGGCGGCGCTGGCATCGGCGACCGCGCGACCGATCAGGTTTGATCCCGCCGGCGTTGCCGCGATCAAATCCGCATGAAGCGTGGTAGCGATATCGGTGTGAAGCTGCACCTCGTCTGTATGATTGGTTGCCAGTGCGGTGATGATGGTGGCCTGGTTGGCGGCGGTGCCGGCTCCCGTGGGCAAAGGCAGCGACGCGGCCGATACCGGCTGCGTGGCCTGCCAGAAGGTGCCTGTGACGGCATGCGTTCCGACCGTCAGCGTACCGGCGAGCAACGCGCGGATTGCCTCTTCCTTGGCAAGCAGTGTCGTCCCGATATCCGCGTGCAGTTGGACTTCGTCGGTATGATTGGTCGCCAGCGCGGTAATAATGCTCGCAAGCGATGTATTGCCGGTATCCTGCTTTGCTTCGGTCGCGGGAGCTGCAATGAGTTTCGCCAGGATCGCCGCGAGCGTGGTTTGCGTGGCGGGATCGGCGCTCAACTTCGCCAAGACGGCAGCGAGCGTGGTTTGCGTTCCGAGAAGCCCTAACGCCGTGGTGATTGCGTTTATTGCCAGCAAATCTTCATTGGAAAGCACAACGGGTCGAGACCCCGCGGCGGCTGCGCGGCCGGGCGCGGGCGGTAGTTCAACGGCTTTTCGCGCGTTGTCTGCGTCAATGACTTCTATTTGGGCCATTTAGTGAGAAATCCTCGCGCAAAGCTGGCGTCTGCCCTTGTACCATCTCTAGTGTTGAAAGTCAACAATATTGCAAAAAGTTCTCAATCAAATTTCGTCAAAAAGCAACGGGATATACATGCTGTCTAGCGGGTTTGAAAAATCCAAACGACCAAGCGGAGGAATGATGCGAATGAAGGTCCACGTGATGCGCCCGGCCAGTATGTTGATTTCCGCGCTCTGAATCTCCACTACGCAATCCTGCAGGCCGTTGACTGCGGTGTAGTTCAAAGACACCCATCGCTTGCCAACATAGCGCAACCCGGAAAGCTTGGTAACAAACGAACCCGTTTTGCTCGTGCTGAGACGAAGCAGTGCGCGATTTCCTAAACGAACCGCCTGCGTTGGACTCTGCACCCACGACAGATCAAGCGCCTGCGACCGAACGACTCCCGTATTAGAAATCGCAGCCTCGTTCCGTACAGGGTCGGTTTGGGCCGATGCATATTTCTGTGTCGGGTCGGTGTAGCTAATTTCCAGTTGATTGACCAACTGCTCGTTAGCGCGGCCGTGATTCAAAACAAACCCAAAAATGTGCGCGTCTGTAATAGGCGGTTCAAGCGGCTCGCGATATTTGCCAACCGTGAGCGAAAACGTTCCCTCGCCGGTTTCCAGCATGTGACCGTCGCATGTGGCCAGTATTTTGTTGATTATATCTTCCGGCTTGTTGTCAAATTGATACCATCCGGCCGACCGATAACGAGGTTCGCCAGCGGCATCTTCGTCGCAAATATTCGCTTCAATCATCCATAGCGCGAGCATTGCGGGCGGCAGTATCGTGTCTAGATCGAGGCCCATACCGCCATCAACGCGCGTCAGGTAATCGATCAGTTGCAAAACGGGATTTGGCGATGCCCGCCATGTCGCAGGGTTGGCACGGCTTTGCGCCACATCGCGCGGATCCCATATCGGCGAGCACCTGGCTACAACGGACAGTTCGGGCTTGCCCTGTGGATACACCCTGGAAAATGTCGAAGGATCGGAGAGTGCACCGCATTTGAGGCCCGCATACGCAATGCCATCGCCGCGATATGCCGCCGTCCACAAACCGTTAATGTTGGCGTCGCTTATAAAACTCGAAAGGACAGTTTGCGACGCCGCGCCCATGCGGATTTCGATTTGCACACGCCCGCCACCAAACTGATCGGCGCCGACGGTTGCAACGGTCCCAAGCCCGCCGGCCGAAATATCGGGGGAAACGGACACTTCTTGATCGTGCAAATAGATATGTTGAATGGACTCCACTGGTCCGTGGTGAAAAGCAATCACGTCATACGACGTTCGATTTGCTTCCTCATAAAGCATGTAGGAGCCGGCGAGCCGATTATCCCAATAGCCGCGAATGCGTGGCGGGATTGCCTGCTTGATGGATTGCGCACCGGCCTCGGGCTTGGGGATGCTTTGGTTAGGAGAAAGAGCGGCACTAAGCCCGATAGACGCGCCCAGGATGGCCGTACTACCGACTATTGTAGCAAGACTCGTCCCGCCTATCGTGGTGGCAGAAAGCGCGCCAAGGCCCGCGATGCCCGTTCCGGCTTCCGCAGCGCCGGCAGCAGAGAGTATGGCGGAACCGATCAAAAACGTAACATCAGGCACGCGCCACCTCCCAAGTTCGAATGGTGGGGAGGGCCGCGATGGCCAATACAACATCGCGCGCGACCACAGCGCGCAGCATAGCGGACGTACAAATTGCACCCGTGGGACGAGACAGGACGCGGCCGGCGCGCACGGCAAACGGAGCCAACACAAGAGCTACGTCACCGGCCTTCGGTGTATCCGTCTCGCGCAGGCCGATCGCCGCGAAACGCTTGGAGCACGATGCAAGAATGCCGCCTTCGCTCCGGAGCAACGCGTCCCACTGGCGAGGGGTATACGTGCCGCGGCGATCGGACATTGGATCAGTCATGCCGTTTTCTACGAGCCAATCCGCCATGAACACGCAACAGTCCACTTTGCGCACCGCGGCCTTTTCCAAGTAGTCGGCCAATTTGGTCATGTGAATTGTGGCCACGGTTTAATCCAGCCGTGCGCATATCGGCCGACGAGATTGCAGAACATATCGCCAGTCGAGCGTGCTTGCTGGTCTTGATTGGTCAAATACGACAGAGATGGGCGACGGCGAGCTGTCATCAATGACCCCGCCGAAAGTACCACTTTCCGAATAATCGGCTGTTCCGGGTCCGTCGTTTCTGCTTGCTGCGTCGAAAGGAAATCGGCCGTGTAATTCGCAAACCAGTGAACCGCTCCAAGTAATTGCCAGTCGGTTCCCAAAAAACCAATGCCGACCGAAGTGCGCGCTCCACTGATGATTTCAGCATCGTTACCGGACGCGACCGCCAAGACGTCGCCGGACACGCCGCTTAGTGCGAACTCGACGCGCTGTGCAGCGCCGTTCAACATCTGATTGAACGTGGGCAAGTCGAATATTTCACCAAAACCGACATATTCAGTGCCGTCGGGATCAAGCGTATTGGTGACAGCGATATGCCCAAATCCAAGCCACAACAGCACGGGATTCGGTTCGGTCTCGACGCGAAAAAACGCTGCGATGTTTTGCACATCAAGTTCAAGCGCGGCGATTTCGGCGGCGTTTAGGTTCATGCGCCACCCGCGTCAATCTCGGCGCTCAATCCAGCAGCACGCAGGCGGTCAGCTAACAAGCGTATCCGCTCAGCAGCTTGCGCCATGATAACAGCGGCAGCGTGCCAGTTGTCATCAGTCAACAGTTGCGCTTCCCTGTCCATAACGACGAGCATGCTGTTTGTTTTCATGTTGCGTACTTCGACTCAACAAACTTCACGGACGCGAGCGAAAAGGGGAACGTCGTTACGTTCAAATTCATGGCCGCCGAGTTGACCAGCTTCATAGTGCAACGTGGCCGATCGAACTCCAGGACAGTACCGTTCGATATGGCTTCGCGTAGTGGCGGGTTGAACGTGATGCTTGCCACGCTTCCAGACTGTTGCGCCGTCGCGATTTCATACAGTCGCCAGTTATACGTCGGATGTTGAATCGAAAACTTTTCGCCACCCTGTAACGCGGCGCAGTTATTCAGATTCAACACCATGGATGTTGCGCGGCGCGCCGCGCCGCCGCTGTTGGTTACGTCGATAACGGGCTGTTGATATCCTGACCCGTCCGAAAAGAAAGACCCGTCGCTATGGGGTAAAATAAGTTCTACTACATTGGTGGGAAACGGCGCGAATATCGTGTCCAGGCACGGCACAATCAGCGGAGTCACGCCGCCGTTAGTAATCTGGCGCACCGCTCGCCAGCATAACGTCGCAAGACGATCGCGGAATCGAATGTTGTTGAGCGACGCCATCCAAAAACCGCCGCCATCGGAACGCACGTCAACGGATGCGCCGGGCGTTTGCCCTGCACCCATTGTATTACCGGCGATATTCCAGTCGTGATCGCCTTCGGTAAATACGCGAGACGGAAACTCAATGAGGGTCATTAACTGACTCCCGTGCTGGCGTAGCGCTGCTGCGATTGGCTCTGCTTCACGATACCCGCGATCTTCTGTTCGTGCGCGGCCAACACGCGCTGTATTCCTTGCACAGTGCGGTCATCGGCGTTGCCGTTGATAACGACGCTGGCGCCTGCAAAGTTATTGGTAACGCCGCCGTTCGAGTTCACCGCGGCGGGTGGCGTGACGTAGCCGCCACCCGCGTAGCCGCGCAGTTTATTCAGATTACCCACGCCGATACGGCTCGTGGCCGCGGCGTCCATAACGTATTCACCGCGATGGACGATACCAGCCGGTTCGAATTTTCCTCCTGAGCCGGTATAGCCGCCTCCCGCAAATCCAGCCGGTGCAGTGGGACCGAAGCCGCCAACGCCGTCCGTGGCACTCTTGACACTGCCAAAGCTAAACCCGCCGAAACCACCAAACACACCCTGCAGCGAGCGCATTATCGGACTAAGGATCGCCATTTTGAAGATCATTTCTTCAACAGCACGGACCCCCGCCTTACCCATGTCCCTTAAACCGTTGCCTACAGACTTCGTGCGATCAAGAATGTCCACAAAACCCGTTGTTAGCGTCCCCGACATAGAATTAGATAGTCCGCTCAGCGCACCGTTTGTTCGCAGTGTGGATGCCTCGACGCTACCAAGGGCCGTCGCAACGTCTGGATAAATGCCTTTCAATTGCTGCGCGATTTGCACATCTTCCGGCGCGAGAAGCGACGTGCTGGCGCCGAATTTGATTTCGCCCGCAACCTTTGCCTTCTCCAGCAATTGAACCCGCTCGGCGTACTTCGTGTTTTCCGCGACCAACCGATTATATTGCGCTTGATCGAAACCCGTATTATTGCGGGCCGCCTCCGCTCGCAAGGCAGTGTAGGATTGCCAGTTGGCTTTGAGCAGCGCGACTTCGCCGGTAGTCTTGCCAAGCGAAATAATTTCAACCTGCGTCGCGCCGACGCTATCCTGCGCCGCGCGCAATCGGTCCTGTGCGGCGGTCGTAAGGGCGTAACTGGCCTGTGCGCCCGCGACGGCGGCCGCTTTACTAGCAAGGCCTTGTTTCTCCGAAAGCGAAAGATTTTGACCGGCCAGGCTTAACATCGTCTGTTGATACGCAATGTCCGCGCGCTGCGACGGCGATTTTGCGTTGATTGCTTTTAGTTGAAGATCGGATGCCGCCGAGGAACTCTCGACGGTCGTGCGGAAGGAGTCTAACATTTGCTGAGAGCGCGACTTGGCTAGTGCAACATCGCCTTGGCCAAGGCCAAGTGCTTTTATCATCGGCGAGTCAGCATTTGCGCTTTGAACCGCCGTGTTAACGTCGGTCAAGTTCCTCTTTATGCCCACTTCCGGCACGAGACTGCTTAGAACCGGACCAAGCGTCAACGATTGCGCGTTGGTTTGAACCTTGCGCATTTCCTCGGCTGCGTCTCTAAGCTTGTTGCCGAGTTTTTCGGATTCCTCTTCTGCGCGCTGCAAGTCCCTCGTAAACTGCTCCATCGCCGCCGATTGAAGCGGGCTATTGCGAGTCAGACTGTTCGGCGACTGCAGTTCCGTAATTTGATCCTTGATCTTTTTAATCTTATCCAGGGACTGCGCGAATTTGGTTTGATCGGACTCGCTACCGCCGAGCAGTTGACCGATGACGCTCACGCCACCGGACAGGCGGGTTTTGAAACCCTCCCAAACCTTCGAAAGACCACTGGCAGAGTCGGCCGCGCCTTCCGTGCTGTTTTTCACACCATCGAGAATAAGCTTTTGAGCCGCGGTCGCGTTGTTTTGCGTGACCAGGGATTTGATAAGGCTCTGTGTATTGAAATCAAGAAACCCTAAACGCTCGTTAAGCTGATCGGCTCCCGCGACCGGATCCACTAAAGCCTTGGCGAGCAGCGTGGCTGCCTTGGTAGTGTCGACTCCCATGACTTTTGCGAAATCACGCGTCACGGAGATCGCCGAACCGAACAAGTCTTTGCTGATTTTTCCGGTTTGCGCCAATGTAGACGCGATGTCTGATGCAGCGGTAACAGACACTTTGCCAGCCGACGCCGACGCCATGGAGATGCTATTGATATCATCAACAGTCGCGCCCGATGCCTTGCCGATGCCCTTTAGCGAGAGTTGAATTTTCTCTTGTGAATCGGACCATGATTTCGCGACAAAAAAAGCGCCGGCCGCGAGCGCGAGCGCGGCGGCAATAGCGCCGCGTGCGGGTGTAACGAATTCCGATAGTTTTCCGATCACTTCGCCGAATGCGCCGGAAATTCCACCTTCTCCGCTCGCAGCGAAGCTGAGATGATTCATTTGCTGCGTTAGCGCTTGCGTCAGCGGAATACCGAGCGCGATGCTTTCACCCATGGAACGAATGGAGTGGAAAGCGGATTGCGCCTGAATCGACATGCCCGCGTGAGCGTGGGAAGCACGCTCTGATGCTTCGGCAAGACCGTCTGTCGCCGCAGCGGCGGGCGCGGCAGCCTCGTGCAAGGCTCGGACAGCCAAACCGGACTTGGCGCCCGCTACCGCCAGCTTATCCGTGCTAACGGCTGCGGCGGTGCTTTTGGCTGCGAGCTGGTCAAGCGCGGCATTTGCCGCTGTAACGGGTCGCGAATCGACCGCAATTCCGAGTGAGGCAATGTCGGTCACGCGGCACCCCCGAACAGCGCATCAAACAGCGCGGGCGTAATGCCTTGCTTGGGAGCCGGCGCAGGCGCGGGTTCTTCCGGCGCGCCAAACGCTGCGCGCAGAATCGCATTCACAAATTTATTGCGGGATGAAATTGCACGGGCTAGGGCGTCGATCGGCATTTTACTCACTTGGTCGTATGTGTAGCCGCAAACGCCCATGCCGTCGTTTTCCAGCCACGCCAAATAGTCAGCGTGGCTTAGACTTCCCCCGACCCCGAACCCTCCGACGGCGCTGCAGGGCGACCGCCGTTACAAAGGTAATCGACGAATGTGGAAAGCGGCGTAACCAGATACGGCATGCCGGTTTTGTATACGGCGTTTTCGACGTCGCTCGCTTTCTTGTCGAGACCGGCAGCGGTCACGAGGATGTAGTAGTCCAGATCGCCTTGGCCGAGCCGGTTTGCCACATGCGAAAAACCGCCGTTCGCATTGATGCGCTTCGCCGCGGCCAGGCTCGACTTGAGCACCACTTCCTTACCGTCAAGCATGATGGCGACTTCGCCGATACTGGTGTCAGCCATGTGCGTTCCTTACTTCCGAGACGCGCGCCGTTACTGGATAGCGGCGACGCGAACAATGTTGCTGTTGATTTCAATGGTGCTGTCGAGATTGCGAATTGTGTTCGCGGCGCCGGCCGACTCCTGCGCGTTCATGACAAGGCCGATGAAATAGCGCTGCGAAGCGACGGGAACCGACGAGCGCGTGTGGACACCGGACTGCGTGCCAGTCGTGGTGATGGCCGAGCCGCCCGCGGTGGCGGCAAGCGTGTAGCTGTTGGCATCCGGCACTGTCTTGACAAAATAGGTGGTGCCGGCAACAAGGCCGGTCGGCAGGGCGCCGGTCGTCGCGAATGAGACCTGATCGCCAACGGATAGGCCGTGCGCCGTATCGGTCACCACGCCCGGCGCCGCGATGGTGACGGTCACAACAGCCGACGTGACCGGCGCTGCGTCGTTCCAGAGAATTTTGAACGCATAGTTGTTCTTGTTGCTCGGCAGAGAAGCGGCGATCAGCGCAAGCTGGCCGGCGTCGGAAGCATTGAAGGCGAAAATGTTCTGCATCGAGCCGGCGTTGGCCGTACCCTTCTGCTTTGCATCTCGTCCGCGATTGATCAGCGGCGTGGTGATAAGCGCGCCAGCGTCGCCAATGGTCCCCGCCTGTGACCAGCCGTCGATTTCGGTCCATGTCTGACTCGTGAAATCGGAAGCAACGAAATCGGCATTCTTGTCGGAAAGAACGCCGCCGATATAGATGTGGGAACCGGCAACTGGAAAAAGCGACATGGGCGTGACGTCCTATTTTACAAAAGTGCGGTAGCGGATGCTAACCGGCGTTCGGGTGTAAGGTGCATCAGCGATGGGCGATGCGACGGAAGGCGTCTCGTAGACGGTCACGGTAACTGCGCCGTTGACCAACCTTGTTCCGCTGGTCCCTGCGTATTGCGGAAACCATGCGGCAACCGCGTCGGCGAGTGCAGAAGGCGCGATTGCCCCGCCGCCTTGTTTGGTGACCACCGTCACCTGTAGAATTCCTGCGTGTTCGTCCCACGCGCTAATCCCGATACCCTGCGTTTGGGCGCGAAGCACCGAGACGTCCAAGTAACTGTCCGGTTTGGTCTGCCCCGCCTTGGGGAACACCACATCCGGATACGCCACCGGCAACGAAAGAGAGACCCCTAGCGCCTTAACGCGGTCTAACAGCGCTTCCGTGATCTGCGCTTCGACGCCCACAGCGGTCATGTTGCTTTATACCGCCAATTTTGCAAAAAGTCAACAGAAAGCTATTTGGGCAGTTCGGAGGCGGCCTGGTCAACGATGCCTTGAAATTCTAGGATTGTGGTTCGCACCATGCCGGATGGCGTTTGTTTGGAGTGGCCGAACTCCAACGCCGTTGCGTATTCTAGGTTGTTGACCAGGTACACCACTTCTCCCGCCTTAAGACCAAGTGATTCAGCCGTGACGCGGGAGATGGTTGCCGTTCCAGTCTTGTCGTCGATTTCCAGTGTGCCGGCGGGAATCGAACCAATACCTAACAACCAATTAGCACGTGCGCGGCCGGTATCTACTGGTGTTTTCAAAATGACGCGGCTAAACATTTCAAGCGCGATCTTGCGAAACACCAAATCCGCGTTACCCTTAGCCTTCGCGCAAAACTCGGCAATCTGCGCGGCGAAGATGCTGCCGTTACTCATCCTCTTATATGGCAATCAAACAGCACACTCGTCGCGGCCGGTGCGAGCGGCTTATCCGTCAAGATCGACTTCACCACGCCGCCGACCACGAGCGCGTCGCCGGGCAGGATAGTCGTCACGCCGAGCGCATTGAGCGGCCCGGCCGCGACCAGCCATCGCTCGTCATTTTCCAAGACGTTGCCGCCCTGCATCTGTTTCCAGGTGAATTCGATCTTGACGGCAAACGTGGGGTAGTCCGTGGGCGTAAGCGTAGGAGCGTAGTCGGTGCCGGATGCGACTTGACGGCGCAGGCTGGCAACGGCGCCGAAGTCCCGAATCAGTTCGTCGCCGTCGTCGCGGCTTTCGAGGCAGTTGAAGGGATCTGGCGCGGGGAGGGTCACGCTTCTACCAACTTTCCGTCGCGGACGTATCCGTGCCAGATTCCCACGGCGTGAAGCGAAGGCGAAAGCGTCGGACAACAACCCTCGGTGCCGGACCATGACCACGATGCGCCGCAGTCGTTTTTGTGGTCAATTGTCCATTCGGAATGAATAAATGCGAGCGGGTTGTTGTGCGGAATTCCCAACACTAAAACTCGGCGGAGCGTAGCCGGGTCCACTTGCCACGTGAATTCGCCGGCCGCTTCGATTCGATCTTCGTTTGGGCAATACACCATTGGAATCGGCGCGTGTCCATGTTGCGGGGTCGCGGTCACGCCCGCACCAACTTGACGTTCCCGCTGCTCGAACCCGGCGTGCTTGTCACAAGCGCTCGCAACAGCCCCTCAATAACCAAGTAGCGGTCCACGACCGGCGCACCGTCCATGTAGACGATATCTTTGCGGAGCGGCCCCACCGACTTGCCAATGGATTTGATCTGCCCACCGCGGACTAGTGTCGGCTCCAGCGTTGCGCCACCGAGGGCAAGTAGAGCGGCTTCCATGGCTGCCGTCTTGACTTGCACCGGAATGCTGGCGATCGGAACTTGAAATCCGTTCTCATCCAAGAGCGGATAAATCCAAGAGCGTACCAACGTGCGCGTGCCATCGGCACGCGGCCAGGCGAGCGCCTGTACCTGAGAACTGGCCAGGCCGACCCACCGGCCGCGGTATTGATTGTCGAGGTATGTGGCGGCCTTGCGCGCCGCCGCTTCCTTATCGGCAGTGACGGCAGCGCCCCACGCTGTCACGCCGCGGCTGGAGAAGTAAGTATCCGCGTCCGCAATGGCGAAGTAGGACTCCGCCGCCGCGTCGCCCGCTGTTGAATTGAGAGGCATGCCTACTCCTACGCGGCCCTTGTGACCAGTTTCCAAACAGGAACGGCTTTCGTCCCTGCATTGACGTACAAATTACCGGCAGTCGTGTCGGTGTAGCGCGAACCGATGCCCGCAACGCCGAATCCCGTGCCCGCAGCGCCATCAACCGGAGCGCCCGCGCCAATGTACTCTTTAACGTCGCCGACGGTGCCTGACACCGGAACGTGTGCGAGCAGAGCGGCGGCCGCTGCAGCGGCGAGGGCAGCCGCCAGCGCTTCACTTGCCGTGGGAAAATCGACCTGCGCGGCGTCGTATGTAATCGACCCTAGCGTGGCCGCAATCTGGTAGCGCTTGACGGTCGCGAATGGCCCGAGCACGACGGATGTGCCGGCTGCTAATTCACTCACACCTGCGGTATCGCCGAGACGCTCAGAAAACGGCCATACACTACCAGTGGACAGCGCCGCCGCAGTCACGGTAAGCTGCTCGCCCGCAGGCAGTGTGATTGATGTGGTCGCGCCCTTTGAAAGCGTAGTGGTCATTTAGCCAAGTCCTTTTTCCAGTAAATCGAGTGCGCGAAGGCCCATTGATACGGCGGTGCAAATGTTCGATAGTCGGCGCGAATGAAGTTGTTCGCCGACGGCGGATTCCAAGTCGTGTCCGAAATAATCGCTGCGAAACCCTGACACCGCGCCCAGCGCTCGGCGACGCGCATCATTCGCAGTTGCAGTGCATTGCCGCGGTGCTCGGGCAATACGCCAACCCGCGTCAAGTAGACGGTGTTGGGCAGGACGTTCGACGGCATGATGCCGCAATATGCGACAGGATGATCCTCAAAGAACGTCAACCACCAATGCACCGAATCGTATTTGTTGCGCGGCAGTTCCGTCTTGACCTGCAACGTATCAATATCGGAAGCATATTCGTCGGCGTCCACCTGCCGGATAACGTAAGGCTGTGCGCGTCGCTCTTTAATGCTGCGCGCGGCCATATCGCTACCCCCGCGCTTTCAACGCAGCCTCGATAACCTGAATGGCCTGCGCTTTATTTTCTACAGCGCGACCGGATATCGTAGCGGCGAGTTTCCGAAGCGCGGCGGCGTCCGATTCCCGCCAGTAGGTAGGCAGATTGGCGAGCGGGTCGGCGGGAACGGGTGGCGCAGGCGGAAGCGGCGGCAACGCGGGTGCGGCCGGCAGTTCGATATACCGCTCGTGCTTCGCGGCGTCGAAGTCCGACTCGTTGATTTCAACGAAAGCACCCTGCGACGGATGACTCGCCTTGACCTTGACGGTTGGGCACTTATCGGACATTGCGCTTCCTTGGGATTGGTGAAGTGGCCCCGCCGGAACGGAGCCACCCTTAGAAAAAAAAACTAGCCGAGATCGTAGTTCCCGACCGTGCTGCCGGCGTCGTTCATGACGAATACTCTGCCGCTACCGTAGCAGCACCATCCGTTCGAAACCGAGCCACCGTCGCCAGTACAGCCGAACGCTTCAAGTACGGGCGTACGCGGATCGGCATCCTGCATCCCATCCGGTTTATACGAAACGTTGATCGTCAACATTCGTACTTCTCCTTCGATGCTCGGAAACCGCCGAGCGCGGGGAGGGAACGGGGCGGTTTGACGCGCCCCGCTCTTTTCTCATTGCAAACCTACAACCAATTTGCAAAAAGTCAACAATTATCCGAGCAAGAGGCCGGTGTGGCGGGGAGCGATCATCTTCACGCCCCAAGCCAAGTTGACTTCCCAACGGACCTGACGCTTCTGCTTGTAGACGCAGAATTCGTAGGCAATTCCGGACACGGGGTCCTGAATCACCATCACGTCGTCGGCATCGTCGCCGCCGTCCGGCATGGCCGGCGCGCGGGTAGCGAGCTGGATAGCCGAACGATGGAAGAACATATTGCGGGCCGCAGCCGCAACAACGGTGATCGCCTTGGTGGCCGCCGACATGGCGACGCGAAGGCCCGGCTCCGCGATAACCAGCGTGCCGCCGTTCGACACATCGGTATCGCCGGAAACCACGACGTACTGGTTACTGTCACCCGCGAAGGTAACGACGTCGCCAGGGATCAGGGTGCCGGTGCCGGCCGACGCGAGGGTAAACGAGGTGGCGCCGACAGCATAGCCCGCGTTGTCCGTGGTGGCGGACGCCGCAGTACCGACGGTCACAGCGCGAGCGACCTTATCGGAGTTGTGGATGCTGAAACCTTCCACTTCGCCGATGATGCCCTTGCGGAGCAGTTCGTCGGTGCCGGATTCGTTGATCCGGAACAAGCTCGCCTGCTTGCCGCGGATTTTCGCGGTGGCAGCCGAACCGAGCACCATATGCCGATCGCTCGTCGGGGCACCGTTGTCGTCAAGCACCTGGAGCGAGTTCGCGAAGTCCGACAGATCGGACGCGGTGCCGAACGGGGTAGTTCCCGCCGTACCAACCGCGCGGCTGGCCGAGATATGCAGCGCGGCCAAGTCGGTTTCTACTTCGTTCGTCAGGGTCCGGAGCGCCTGCGCGATACGGTCACGATTGATCGTGCCGAGCGTGCCGGCGTTGTTGAGGCCCTTGTTTTCCTCGCCGTTGATACCGAACGGCACAGAACGTGCCTTGGTGATCTGCAGATCGACGTAGAGAATCGTCTGCGCGGGCGGGGAGGCGGCAACGTTGGTCACGGTCAGGTTTTCGGCGGCCATCGGGCCGACGATGGGCGATCGAACGTTTTCGTTGAGGGCAGCGCGGGCGGCCGACGCATCGCGGGAAACAGCCGGAATGAAGCCGACCTGTTCGCGGGACACGACGTCTATGGCCGCGTAGATGTCGGGGATCAGGCCGGTAAGAGTCAGAATGGTCATAGCGTGTAGTGCCTTTCAGTGATGCGGGGCCGAACGGCTTGCCGCGGGTTAGTCGACGACTTTGTGCGTTTTGACAGCCGCCGCTTGCTCCAGAGGACCAAGCTTTGCGAAGTCTGCACGCGTGATAGTCTTTGCGCCGGATCCCCCGCCGCCCTTCGGTGGCGTCCCGCCACCAGCACCCGCGCCTTCGAAAAGACTCGGGTATTCTTTGATCGCCTCTTTCACGAGATCGTCGTAATTGGCGAGGCCATTGGACAGCGAACCGACCATCGGTTTGCCGTCGGCATCGAGAATGGACGAACTGGCGTTGCCGTTGTCGTCGAATTCAATCTTGACGCGATTGCCGATCAGAGTCGGGAGTGCCTTAAGACCTTCCGCCGACGCCTTCGCCTTGGTCAAAGCAGTCGCCAGGCTGGTATTGACCACGGCTTGCTCAGCGATCTTGAGCGCCGATAGACGCTGCTTTTCGGCCGTGCTGATCTTGCCGTCATATTCGAGTTTCTGGTCGCCGAGTTTCTTGGCGAGCACTTCGTCGAACTTGCCGGCCTTGATGGCCAGTTGCTCCGCCTTGGTGCGCTCGGCGGCGAGCATTTCGTCGATTTCTTCCGGCGACTTGCCGAGCCGTTCCCAGGCGGCAACCTTGTCCTTGGCGGCCTTGTTGAGATTGCGCTCCGAATCGAGGGCGCGTTTCAGTCCGCTTACGTCCTCGACTTCAAAGTCGAGGTGAAACTTTCCGTCTTTCGGCACATACGCACCGCGCACAGCTTCGGGAACGGATTCGAGGGTATCAACTACTGCAGCCAAGGCCATTTAAGCATCCCGCTTATTAGAAACCCGAAATCCCTTCGGGCAGGGTGTTAGTTCTTCCGCTGCGCCGTCAGGACTGCGCAGGCTCAATCGGTGGTTCGACGATGACGAGTCGACGGGTATCGGTGCAATACGTGTTGAAAAGAACGCCGGAATCGACGTCAGTCGTGCCGGTCTCTTTCCAATCGTCGGAAAGCGCCTGTTTCTCAGCGTCCCAAACGCGATCCTCGGTAATCACGCGCACCTTGCGGTGGCCGTTGTGGACAAGAACAGTGGTCGTCATTTCGACTCCTTGAGTTAGCGTTTACTTGCCTTGGCCCTTAGAGCCTCAGTCGTGAGCGGTCGTCCGTCTTGCGACAAGAGGTCACGAAAATTGATCTTCCCGGCGCGCCACAAGTCCGCTTTACCAGCGCCAAGCACAGCGTCTTGTCGCTCTACGGATTGTTTGCGTAGCCACTGCTCAAAATTCATATCGGCCGGCTTCTGGCCGTCCATGCTGGCGCGCGTGGTGTGTGGAATCTCTGCCGCGTCCACGCCTATCTCTTTCCAGCTTTTCAGAACGGGAATGCTCGTGCTGCGGCAGCCCCAATGCAGTTTTCCCGGCCCTTCAAGCCACGGCGGCCCGCCATCCTTGGAAAAATGCTCGGGCGTATTGCTGTAGAGGTGCTTGTCTCGGGTGATGCACCAAACAGACGTCCGCGTATCGAGCGTGGCGTGCCACTGCAGCGACGTAATCAGGTCGTCATTCTCATGATACATCTGCTCGCGGCCCGCATTCGCCGCAGCCTGTACCGACGCGCGCACCAGACGCTCCGCGTCACTTCGCGCAATATCCATAATGCCGCGCTGTCCCGTCTTGCCGCGCACGCGCTCGATTAGCTTCGCGTTGGGTTCGCCAAGCGCCACGCCTTTGCGCATTTCATCGGCGAAGCGGTTGGACAGCCCCGCCGCTTGGCGACCCCACCAATCTGCAGAAGCGGCACCCTGGATAAAGACGTTGCTGACTAAGTTCTGCAGAGCGGAGCGGGTCAAGCCCGCGTCAACAAAATTCGCTTGTGTCGCCGTGTTCATGGCGTCGCCGGTCCACGTCGATTCCTGATCAACGATTTCCCGAATCTCACGCGCCATCAACGTCGATACGTCGCGATATCCGCCTTTGATCGCGCTACGCACTTCCGTCAGAAGCTTGTCGAGGCGCTTGCGCTGTGCGATTGCTTGTGTGACACCAGTCGGGTCCACCTTCGCCAACTGGCCGACCAATTCGCTTTCCAATTCGCGCAGAAACACAAGCACCTTGTCCCGCGTGCCCGCCTCCAGCCGCAGCAAGTCGACTGCCCGTTCCGTGAACAAGTCGACTAGCGCGTCGTTGGTGGAAAGCGTTGCGGTGGTCAATGGACCAACTCCGCTTTGATTCGGCGAAACCCGGATGCGGTTTTAGTGAAACTTGTCACCTTGAATTTATGTCCGCGACCAAAAAGAAGTTCTGCTTCGCCCTTGTCAGCAATTGCCAGCGCGTGTGTTCCGGCAGGAACGGATATTTCAATCATGTGTTTGGAGAATTTTGTCGCTGATTGCTTGCTTGCGGATGTCGAAACAAATGCTTTATCGACGAACGATGCCGACTTAGAGTTAGCCCAAGACTCTTCAAGTTTCTCGCTGAGCGAGCGCCCCACGCCGCGATAAACCACAACCGGCCTCGACAACGGCGATTTATTAATTGCGTTATCAAGATGCGTCACGAGTTGCGACATTCGACTTGATTTTCGCAAACCCGAATTGATGGTGTGAAATTGCTCGCCAATATATTTTTCAACAGCAACCGCTTCTTCTGTTGTCAACGAATTAGTTCCGAGTGATTCTTGTCCAAGCATTTTCAGCGCGTCTTTTGTCTGTTGATACGACTCTTGCGTTAGTGGTCCGCCGATGGCCGCCGCAACCGCACCAATACCGCCGCGAGTCCATTTTCCGTCTTTGTCGCGTAGTTCGGATGCAGCAAACATCGTTAGTCGGTAACCTGCACATCATCAGCATTCCACGCGAATCTCGTGGGTGTTCCGCTACCCGGCGCGTTAAAGTCCATACCTTGACCGGGAGGCGCTGCAAGCGTCGGCGCTTCGTCGGCAAGCCGCTGCGCTTCTCTTTCCGGATCGAAAGCCGGCCCGAGGTAGTCGCGCCGCTGCATCTCATCCCACAGCGTTTCGCGCGAAAGATCACCTTGTGCGCGTGTTGCATTGAGTTGCTGCAGATCGCCGCGCATTGATGCGACGCCGAAGTCTTTGTTCACTTCGATTTCGCCGCCCTTGTCCGCGCCGAGTCCGATGTACTCGCCCATATACCCGAACGCGCATTCGATTGCGTCCTCAAGGGCACGCGCCATCATGGCAAGCGGGGAGTTCTCTTTCGAGTCGTCGCGAATTTCTCCAGTGGCGGACTGCGCGCCAGATTTTTTACTCGTGAGCAAATGGAGGCCCATAGCTTCCATTTGCCGCTCAAGATTTTCTAAATCCTTGTCACCAGAGTCGATCGCGTGGCCCGTGTGCTCGACGTAGGTAAGCTTGGCGTTAGGATTGGTGGTTTGAACAGCTTCGGAAGCGCCGATATTCCATTTGGCGCCCTCATCAAATCCTGCAGCAAATAGAACCGGCACGCGCGCAACGTGGAGAATGTTGCGCTGGTCGCTCTGCGACTGCCAATGCGCGACGTTGGTATCCGCAAGTTTTTCAAGCGGCGGTGAAAACGTCATGAAGCCGGTGCGGTTCGCGTAGAACGGCACGAGCGTGATTTTAGTCAGGCTGTTCGTGCCGTTTGCGTGCGGAATCCACTCGTCTCGCTGATCGCCGCTTGCCGACTTCCGGAAAGTTTGCCAAGTGCCGGGTTCGATTACCCGAATCTGCGCGATTTCTTTTTCAAGGTACGGGCCATCTTCTTCGGTCACGCATTCCGAAATGCGAACCTGAGTCAGCGTCTCAGCGCCATCAACAGTTGTCGATTTCCAACCGATAAGATTTTCGACAGGAATATGTTTGAGGTACGGCCGCCACTTCGTCGCAATATAGTCGGCCTTGGTGGCCGGCTGCTTGTCGGCGCGTTGGGGCGGCGGCGGAGCGTCAACCAGAATATAACCGCCGCCGACTTGCAAACCGTCATAAAGCAAGTCACGGGCAAAGAGATTCAGATGGCGGCCGGTTAGGTCAATATCTTCCGCGAAGTCCTGCAACACTTGCGGCACGTTGTCCGCAAGTTGGATTTCTTTTTGGAAAACCTTGCCGGTCATGTCCTCGACGGTTTTGCCGAACGCATTGAACAGCGTGGACCGCGCCTTGCGATTGTCGTATGCTGCTTGGGTCTCTGCCGGCTCTTTCGGCAGGTACAACGTGCCGGCCTCGCGCATTGCTTTCGTCCCGCCCATAAGCGTGCGGGGTAGCTTTGCTGCCGCAATCATCGCGCCTTGCGTCTTGGAAACCGTCGCTACTGATTTGTTCGCGTCGGTCATATAAGAAGCTCCCGCCGTGTCATCGTGTTCGCACGCCGCACGTTCTCCACGGCGTAGCGCGCCGAATCGATCGTGTGGTTTTTCTTGTCATCAAGGACGTTGGTTATTTCGTCCGTGTGCGGGTCAATCTTGAACGAGTAGTGTTCGAATTCCTGCGCGACGTGCTTGCAATCCGGATGGATCACAATGTCGTACTGCTTAAGGAATTCAACGCCTTCCTCGATTGATCCCGGCCCTTTGAGCGCCGCCTGCATGCGCGAATAGCCGTTGCGCTGCATGTAGGAAATGGTCTCGGGCCTGGCGCTGTCCGAAATGAACGGCACGCGCTGCCCAAGGGATTGCCAGTTCGGTTCCGCGCGGCGCCGTCCCGCGGTCCACGTCGGGTCGAGCTGGTCGAACAGCGCAGGCGTGCGGTCAATTTCGCAACCGATCGCCCAAACTTCGCGCCAGAAGTACAGCGTGCGGCCGACAATGAAACAGATCAGGCCGACAGTCGGATCTTGGGAGAAGCCCCAATCCGCGCCGCCGTAGAGAATGGTTCCGGTCGGCGGCGGTTCGAAGTGTTCAACGCGCCAGTTCTTAAAGACGCGCGCTTGGCTGTTTTTTTCGTACTCGCCGCCCCACACGTGCGCGTACATGTCGCGATCACGGCGGAAGTCGTAGTCCTTGTCCGCCGGCAGCTCGGTTTCGTGAAACCAAGGATTATGCTGCCAGTTCGCCTCAACGATGCGCAGGCGAGGTGGGGCTTCCCACTTTTCACCGTCTTTACGCGGACCATTGCCGCGCAGAAAGTCGTCAACCGGATCAGTCGGATTTTTTGGGTTCCACGAAAACCACAATTCCGAACCTGGTTTTCGCAAGGTAGGTCGAAGGAGTCTAAGGGAGGTTTGCGAAAGCGTCTGCGCTTCCTCTACCCACGCAACGTCGTAGCCTTCAAGCGACTTGATGCTGTCCGCGGTATGATTCTGCATACCCTGGAAAATGATAAGGCCGCCACCGGGCGTCTTGATTTCCGCCTTTTGAACGTCGAACAAGTGTCCAACGCCCAAGGATAAAATCTTACCCTCGATGGTCCGCTTCGCCGACTGCGCAAGTGATTTTTGCACTTCGCGAATACAAACCGCGTGGGTCGCGCGCTGGCGAACGCACTTGCGTACCAACTTCTCCGCGAAATAATGCGACTTCGCCGACCCGCGTCCGCCATGCGCGCCGATATAGCGGCCTGTCTGCTCCAGGGGCAGAAAGACACGGGCTAGGCTGGTATCGATAGTGCGCCCCATCAAGCGTGCGCCACGAGCGGGTCAATAATCGTGACCCGGATTTCGTCGATCTGCTCGGCGGGCGGCGCGTCTTGCTTGCCAGCCTTACCCGGCTTGCCGCCCACCACGCCCAGTTCTTCGGCGATCTGGCGAAACACGGCGCGCGCTTCGGCCGGCTGGTTATTGTTTTCGTATCGTTCGGCCTGGCGGCTCAGCACGATCAAACGGGCGCGCTGTTCTGCAAACGGCGCCGCTGTGGGATCAAGCAGGATGCGTTCCCTCTCGCCCTGGAAAAGCGAATAAAGATCCGGCGCAATGACGGCCAAGCGCGGGTCGGTCGCGCGCACGTCATCTTCGTGGCATGCCGTATCCCGGAAACGCGCCGCGAACGCGATCGCGATATCCTTGGGCGTCTCGAAAGCCGCCAGCCGGCGCACGATGAATTCTTTCTGCTCTTGAGTGTGCGCGTTACGTGCCATAAGACTACAGGGCGTCCCGCCCCGCCCTTCCGCGCTCCGCAAGCAGCCTCGTTAGATTGGAAAACGCGGCGTCCGGGGCACGGTCCCGAAGTGAGCCGCCCGAATGCTTTTGCAAGCCGGGCCGCGCGCGTATCCGGAGCACCTGCAAAGGTGACAGGCAGCACACGGGCTTACTGGCCAGCGCCCGCTCCGAATCAATAGCCCGCCGGGGACCGATCTGGCCAAGTCCGGCGGGTGTTAAATGATTGCCCCGGTTTTGTCCCGTCCTGCGCGGCGATCAACCCGCGTGGTGTCGGTTTTGTCCGTGGCTCGGAGCAACGGAGATACCGCCTCCAAATGCCGGTAGCGTGCGGTTCATGACACCGCAGAGGCGTTCCGACGTACCTGGTAGCAGGGACCGGATTCGAACCGGCGACCTCGTGGTTATGAGCCACGCGAGCTAGGCCACTGCTCCACCCTGCAAACTTGTCGTCCGGCGCCGCTGCTACTAGCGCAGCGCCCTATGTGACTTACTTGGCGGCGTGGCTGTCAGGCGGCGCCGGACGATTTGAAAAATAACCCCGCTGAGGCGCTTCAATGAGAGGCGTGCGGGGTGTTGTTTTATGCGGAAAGTCAGCGAACGGTTACATGGTGTGATCCTGAGACTTTCTCACGGCTCGCAGAATGTATCATTCGCTGCCCCGTTTGTCAACAGTCGACAAAATCGCCGGAAGTTGACAGTTAGGCGGGCGTCCGGAGTTCGAGCGCGTACCGCATACCCTCGCGAATCGTCTCGACCTTTTCCAAGTCGACCGTCTTAGCGCCGGCTTCGCGCTGATCCGCCAGCCACAGGCCGATCAGAAATTCCTCGTCGAAACCGTTGACCGCTTCCGGGTCGACTGGTTCGGACTCGACCTTGGGTGCATCCGCCAGGTATTCTTCCGGCGGCGGCAGAAACACGCATTCCGTGCCTTTGATCGTGGCCAGGGCGAGAATCATGCCGTTGGCGTAACCGTACATATACGGATTCACGTTGAAGTTGCCGGGGGTCGATTGAATCGCCACCATATTTTCCAAGTCCGTGATCGCCTTGGTGGCTCGCTGTGTCTCTGCCGAAGTATGATACGGCTGTCTCTTGGTGCTCACTTCGTTTCCTTCCGTGGGTTGAATTGCCAGTCTCTCCGCATCCCCCTGGGCACGTTGCCCCGCAGAGCTGCGAAATGTTTCAGCGCCGTGGCCAGGTGCTCCCGCGCCGTGCCCTTGCGCCACCGATTCGACGCGTCAATGTCCATGAGCGACGTTTCCGCGTAGAGTACCGCGTCAGCCACCCGCAAATAAATCGTATCGCGTAAGTCCGATCGCCACTGCCTCTGCACCGTGGTCAACGTGACCCGCGTAGCCGCATGATCGTCCGCAGCGTCGGCGCGGAGCGCAAGGGGGATATCTAGATCCGGGTCGCGCACGACGGGTTGGCCTGCGGCCATCTTGAACGCGGCAAGAATTTCGTCCGCCGCCTGGTACTCGAACATATCCATGTATGGGCGAAGGCGCGCGAGCGGCGCCGTGGACATGCGCGATCCGGCGCGAACTACTGTGCGAATCTTATTGGAGCGGGGAGGGGAGGGACGGCGTTTCACAGTCTTTTGCAGCCCGGTCCACGAGGACAGCGCGCGTTGCGCCAGTCACACTTACAGGGCGGCGCCCCGCGCCACGCGTCTCGGAGGGACTCGCCCAAGTCCCCATCAACTGCGCAACGGTATGCGTTGGCGTCCCGGCATAGACGCCCGCCGTGGTCACGTCGAAGGCATGTGCCTTTTCGCGCAGTTCCGCCGCGCGCTCGTGGCCGCTGTCCGCCAATGCGTGCATTTGAATCGAAAGCGTAATGAATACGCAACCCGAGCACGTACAATTCGAAATCGTGCGTTCCCTGCGTGTGGTCCCACTTGAACCACTGCGGCGAGAAGCCGACCGACAGTTTGTTGGAAAAACTTCTGCCGTCTCCGACGAACGAGTCGGGGAACGTGGTTTCCCAACAAACGCGAAAAAGACAATAGCTGTACCATGCGCGGCGATACCGACGGCTCGGTGTGCGCCAGCGGAAATTAGCGCCCGCGCGCCGTGTTGCTTCAAGCGCCATGGAGAAACTCCGCACGCCGTGCCGCCACGGACTTAGCCGGTTTGCTCCCGTAATCAATGCCAACGTAGCGCGGCCCCTTAGGAGGCAACCCGTCGACCAAATTGCTACGCACGCCCCATCCCAACCCGGCGTCCAGCTCGTAGCGCTCCGCCTTCGCTTTGCCTTTCCAGAACGCGTTGATGTGGTCGGCGAGCAGCCCGGCGCCGTACTTGGAGAAAAAATCAGTTTTGGGCGGGAAGGGGGACTTTTTCATCATGCCACCACTCGCTGCGTGGTGGTGACTTCAACAAGGACGCCACCCCACGCGTACCAGCGCGTTTCTTCGCCGTAGATAGTGGAAACCGTTGTTTTTATGTCAGCCCCACCGTTCCAGAGCATTGCGTCGAGCAGTAGTTGCTCAAGAGTCGACTTGCCTACGCCTTGTGAACCTTCAATGGTCACACGAATGATGCGGGGTTGCGGCGGGTGGTACTGTACGGGTTTCACTTGCTGCATTTCCTTGTGTCGGGGTGCAGCATGTAGGCAAATTTGTAAAAAGTCAACAGAAATCTAGCGTCCTATCAAAAGGGACGGCACACATGCGTCGTCTCGTTATAGTATCCGGTACAAAACCCGTGACTCTCTGCTTTCCCAAAAATATAACCGAACACCGCCCCGCATAGCGTGAAAACAATTGCCGCATAGATCGTCACGTCTCATCCTCCACCTGTTCGCGCGGAAAGAACGGGTCGCGCGCCTCGTAAATCTGGCGCATGGCGCAACAGTAGCCGAAGCTCGCGTGGCAGCGATCGAGCAACCGTTGCGCTTCGACCGCTATTGCGTAGTCCACGGCTTTCTTAAGTTGGGCAGTATCAAATTGCATTTAGCGTATCTCGTTTATCATTTTAGTCGATCACGCGTCTCTAATGATCCGCCAGCGGTCGCGGTGTTGACTGGCCGGGGCAGTTCGCTAGGGTGCAGTAGGCGTAACGATCACGTAGTCCACATGTCCCGCACACCGAACCCGGACGACCGCCACCCTTTCCGATCCGTCCCGGCGCCAAGCGTTCGACTGCTTCCCAAAACACAAGAGCGGCGGCATCGTTCGTTGTGAAACCCGGCAGCCGCTCAATTGCACCCGTCGATATGTCAATGGAAACGACATTGCCGAACGTCATCCTGGAAGCACGCAAAGGTCCATCTAACATCTTTCCAGTAATCACGTCACCACCTCCGCCGCTGCATCCGCCAAAATTCTGTAGCAATACTGCTTGCTAACCCCACACAATACCGCAATCCGCTCCACCACGATACCCTGTGCCGCCAGTCCGCGCACCATCCTCGGTGTGTCCGAGGTGGCGGTGCGGGCCTTCCTGGGGCGGGTGGGGCGTGCCTTTCTCAAGACGCCGTAGACGTAGCCGAGAGAAACGGGGAGGGCGTCCGCGATTTGCTGTGCGTCGTTGCCGGCGTCGTGGGCGGCGAGGATGGCGGCGGTGTGGTTCATGCGACCCACGAGCGCGACAGAACGGTCCACTTCTCGCGAGGCTGTGCAACCATCGCCAGGGCAGCGGCTTTGGCTTCGTCAAGGCTCTGGGTTTCGCCTGCTGCTATTTGGTTGTGAAACGGGCCGCCCTTGCGAAGCCGCGTGTACACCTCGAAACCACACATACGCCCGCCCTGACTGTGTGGACAGTCATATGCGAGCAACTCAACACGCTCGCCGGCAGCATCAAGGAACATATGAACGGCGCGGCCCGGTCCTTTTGGTTCTGTTATCCATTCAATCGTTTTCATTGGTGCCCGCTCGCTTGTTGCCATTTCCAGTTCGCCGAACGAGCGCAAGAAGCGCCTGGAATGGTCCGGGACAGCGATACACGCCACCGGACCGTCGTATCCTTTGAGAAACGGAACGACCTCGCCGATACGACCGATGCCAATCAATTTGCGCGGCGCAGTCCACGAGTATACGCGCACCTTGTCGCCAACTTTGAACGTGGTCATAGCCAAATCCGGTTATCGCGTTTCGCCGTCAGGCGGGAAATCGTTTCACGAGCACGAGCAACAAGCGTCTTTGCATTCGCATCGCCGCTATCGGCAATCTCGCGCAGGTTACAGAGCGTCGTGCGCGCTGCGTGCAGGTCGCGTTCGTCTTGTTTGGTAAGGCGGGATTTTGATGCTTTGCTCATAACGCGAACTTACGCCAATTCTGCAAACAGTCAACACATAATTGAACTGGTCACGGTTTAGTTATCTCGCCGTTTGTACAGCCACGCTTTACTTTCCCGCCCCGCTTCAAACTGCCCCGGAGAGGCCCGGCATCGGCACCGGCAAAACCGTCCCATCCGCCGTAATCTGCAACACGCTAGTCCTGCTTGCCCCATTTGGCACTAAAAGCGCCCCGTCCTGCCGTATCCACCGTGCATCGGCGGCGTGGCTGGAGAGGGAAGCAGGTACGCTAAAGACTTCGCCCTTGTCCGTCACCACCTCGCACGTTCCGTCACGTTCCCACGCCTTGCGAATCGGCAGCCATCCGCCATCCCGCGCCGAACCTGTTTTGTAGCTCGAAATTAGGGCGGCACCGCTCGGGGTTTCCAGAAGCTTCGCCACCGCGGCTGGTCCGCGCTCGCCGGCACGCATGTCGTATCCGCAGCCGGGGCAATCCATCACGCCCTTGGCCACGCACGCAAGGCACGCGGGGCATAACTTGGTCATTGGTTCGTCGCAGGACCAGCACCGCGCCGCAGCCGCGGCGTTTCTTTTTGAGCACACCTCACAGGATACTAGGCGCGCGGCTGTGTCTTTGGGGCGGATAAAATCGAGCGGGCCATGTGTAGAAATCAGATTCGCGAAATCGAGGACAATTGCGTCGGCCTTGCCGGCCGCGATACTAGTTTCAATGCTGCCGCCGATCGTCCGCAACAGTCTACCTGTCATCTGGATATATAACCCCAACGACTTCGTTGCGCGACGCATGACGAGCATGTCCACTTCTTGGACGTCGAACCCTGTGGTCAGCGCCGAAACGTTGACCAGGCAGCGCAGCCGACCCGCACGATATGCCGCAATGGTCGCCGCGCGCTGCCCCGCTGGCGTCTCGCCGAGCACCAGACCTGTCGCCACGCCCCACTCATTGAGTCGCGCTGTCATGGCTTTCGCCGCCTTGGTAGACGCCTCGAACACTAACCAAGCGCGTCGATCCCTTCCAAGAACGAGCATCTGCGCAATATGATTATCAATCAGGCCGAGCATCTGCGCATCTTGCGATTCGCCCGTGAAGTCGCCTTGTCGCGTCTTTAGCTTGGTAGAATCAATTTTGTCATCCACCGTTACGCTAAAAGCGGGAACTAGGTAGCCGTCGCGAATACCGTCAACAATGGTGTATCGATAAGATACTGCGGAAAAAGGGGCTTCCTCGCCATCCACAAGCGAACCACCTTGGAGTCGAAATACGGTGCCACTGAAACCCGCAATGCGTACCATCAGGAAAAGTTCCGCAATAACTCGCGATACATACCTTGCTGCGCGTGGGGCAGCAAGTGCGCCTCGTCAATAAAAATATTGGCAATCGGACCAAATGATGCTCCGTTTTTGTAGACCGATTGGATAGCCGCACTGATAACCGGAGCGCGCCACGTGCGTTCGCCAAGGGCCGCGGCGTTAATGCCGCACGTGAGACCGAGCGCACGGCATGCAATGGCGTTCTGTTCGACTAACTCGCGGGTGTGCGCAAGGATCAAGGACCGCTCGCCACGCTCCCAACCGCGCCGCGCCAGTTCTGCCATAATCAGGGATTTACCAGAGCCGACACATGAATCGACCAGTGGGCGCTCTACGCCGTTACGCCACGCCGCTTCGACCGCATCGGCTGCCGCAAGCTGATTTGGGCGGAGAACTACCTGCATTACAGAATTCGCGAGTAGGTCGAACCGGCCAAAACGCGCCGAACCTGGTCAACGTTGCGCGCACCAACCCGCTCAGCGACAACCTCGACATCATGTCCAAGGGACGAAAGGAATCGCGCATCCCGAATCTGTTGCGCTTTAAGTCGATCCGATCCTGCACAAATCACTTTCTCCGCGTAACTCGGATCCAGCCAATTCGCCGCAGCGAGAGGATTGGGAACACCTTTGCGGGATGCATTTTCAAAAAAACGGTTGATTACTCTCTGCACGTCGTCTGCATCGACGCGTTCGTTTTTGCCGATGGCACCAATTCTGCGGAGATAAGCAAGACCAGCGTTTCCACCCGGAATCATATTCAGACCGAGCGGGTATAGTGTATCCCGCGCGACAATGCGTTCCTCCATCGCCATGGCACGTTGTTCGGAATTAGCGTGACCTACAATTTGGTGCATCGTGGTAGTCGCCACGCCCTGCCACTGCTTTATCGCTTTGTGAAAGCGATAGTGCGATCCCGAATTTGCAGCGCGAAGATGCTCCGACCAACGAGTGCGCCAACCTCGCTTAGTGAGACCTGTATATCCAGCGTTGACGATCTGATCGCCGTTCTGATCGGTCAAAAATGAATGTCGATATATGTGATAGTGCCCGAAATATTCCGGGTTGGTCGCCATATATATCGGGAGAGCGGTGACTTCACGAAAGCCTCCGCGATCGACGAATATGGCCAGCGTTGTGTTTATGACCGCTGATTCATACTCATCCTTGCCGGGTATATGTTTGATGTCAGACTCGTCGAGCGGCATGAACCTGTAGGTAACGGCCCCGGTGTCCTGATGAAGGTGAACGATCGCATTGCCTACGGCCCGCGAGATGATCGTTTGCGGGTCCATATCGCTCAGTTTGTCGAGTACAATATCGACGTAACTCGCCACATCGCGACCAAAACCCGTCAGGTGGCGGAAATTATCTCGATCTAAATTCATGCAGGAAACTTACATCACAACTGCAAAATGTCAACGAAATTGCACGCGGAAGGCGTCCTCGACTGCATCTGCTGCGGCGATCTGGTTTGGTCGGAGAACTAGGGTCACGGGAGCGGGACCGGGCAGGGCGGCATCGCTTCGTCAACTGGCGGGACTTGCTCAAAATCCCAATTAGGAATCGGAACGCGCGTTTCCTCAACGAATTTTTTATATAAAAACGCTCCGCGGCGACCATCTTTGCGAGTGTTGAATACGTCCTCTTCAAAGCCCCACGCGACCGATTCAACTCGGCGACAATAAACGGCGTGGTCTTTGCCGCGATGCTGCCGAGTGCGATACGCGCTCCTGAATCCGGACCAGTTGCAGCGCGTCTTACCTTTGGACAATTCGATTCCATCGCGTTCTACCAGCCACAGCGCATACGCGATCGCGCGCTGTTCGTTATAGTCGTCGGTCGTCAGGTCACTGCCGGGCCGTGGCGTGTGATGCTTTAACTTTTCAGGTGCGACCGTGACAACTACCGAATCAATTTCCACGCTATGACGACGGGCAAACTGCGCCTGGACGACACTGCTCGCTTCGTCAGCGTGCCTAGCGTCGAAAAGATGAAATTGCTGTACGGTAAAATCCGCGCAGCGCTCGCTAGGGCGCTTAATCGCCGTGGTAATAACTACGCGCTTCGGTCGTCGTTTCATAGCGCGAACTTACGCCAATTCTGCAAACAGTCAACGCATAATTGAGTTAAGCGGCGAGGGCGCGCGCCATCCGTGCATTCTCCGCCACCGATTGCTCCGCCCGTACCATATGAGCCTTGAACGGTGCGAACGCTTTTGAGAACTGCCGTAGTTTCGGACGATGCCCGCGCCAGGACGTGATCGGCAGCCACATCTCTTTGCGTAGGTAGTGCGACAACGGCCGGAATTTGAATCTCCGGTATACTCTGCCGTCTTTCGTCTCGACTGACGCGTGCCACTCGAATTCGTCAATGACGATGTTGGGCGTGCGATAGAGGGTGGTCATGTACGCAGCCACCACAACGCTAAACGTTGCAATCGTGTCGGACCTAAGCCGGGTGCACTCGCATCGTTAGTCATGCAATAACAGCCACGTTCAATACAACCGACGCAGTTCTCACATTCTAAAACTGGAAACGCGACGCGCTGGAGCCACTGCCTAAACACTGGACACCTCCGCCGCAATCGCATGCGCCTCCGCCCAAGAGAGGCCCGCATTGAGCAGGAGATTCAGGGCGCGTCGGTAGGTCATGCCTTCCGAGCCTCCGCGACACGTTTCCGGATGTGTTTAAGTTGCATTTGCAAATCCTCGCAAACGCTAAGCGCGTAGTCCGTTGCGTCTGCGCTGCAAAAATCTGGATTCCACATGCCCGTTGCGAGATGTGCGGACGCGCCGACGGACAGTCGCGCAACGTTGGCGACGTAAGTTGCGAGCGCCGCGTTTGTGAATGTCTTGGTGGTCACGTCTGCGGCTCCGCGTCCGGCGGGATGAAATCGGTCGTCATCACGGACGCGTCCCAACCTTCGGCATAAAGGCACTCAAAGCGCACCGCCGCACTTGGCGACATAATGTAAGCATGCTCGCGGTTCGTATAAGGATCGTTCGCCAAACGCGCGGCAAGTCGAGCAGCGCGGGTTTTCCAGCCGTCCGTACTTGGACAGCGAACCGCTTTCTTGCCCTTGGCGTAACGGGCGTCAGAGATGCTGTAAGGGGCGTTTTCCATACCGCAAAGCTACAACAAATTTGCAAACAGTCAACAATTAATTGCGCTCTAAGGCGAGATAGTTCGGTGCCAAAGCCGAAATAAATCCGACCCTCTCGCGCGTCCGCACCACTTCCTCCCCGAACCGGCTCCCGTACCCCTCTGGGGCACATCCTGGCCGCGTCCTCGTCGTTCACGTCCCATATCAGGCGGCACACGGCGCAGTGCATCTGATCGCTTCCGGTGTGGCGAGCTGCGCAGGGGGTTTCCATCATGAGCCGAGCGCCGCGTGAAGTATCGTAACGTCACCGCCGCTATGCGGGTCATGTTTCACCGCTGCGTGTACGGCTGTCCCCGCGCCGGCACCGGCAAACATGGCGCCAAGCGCATAATCCATACCCGATCCGAACGCGAAATAATCTGCCTCACACCGGAACGCGCCATTCACTTCGAACACATCGATGTCGCCCGCTTTGCGGAAAATCACGCCGCGATCATGATGTCGCTCCGATTCGGTAGCCTTTGGCTGTTCGTCGTTTTCGCCAGCAAGAAACCAGGCGATAAACAGCGCGTTGAAATTTGCGTTACCGGCTGCGCCTGCCATGTCGCCATCGTCGCGCCGGACTATCTTGACGACGCGGCCAATCATTGTGCCGCCCTGACACATCGCCGTGTCGGCCGCGAGCACACCGTCTTTGAATGCGATGGTGGTCACTTTCCGTTCGCCTCCACAGATAGCACCGTCGCCACAGACAGCCTCTTAGTCGGCACTTCCCCTACAGCCATAGCGACTACCGGATGCGTCACGCCCCGTAGATGCAGGAATATCGGAGCTCCCGCAGCAATGCGCTCGCGTTCTGCCTCTGACGACGGCGCCCATGCGGAAATCATGAACCCTTCATGGTCGCAAACTTCCAAGGGGCGACACGGCCCGTCACGTTCCTCGTTCCAGTCCGGCGGCTCGCCGATGCGGCGCGTCACGTCCGTGAGTGCGAGGGATTTCATGCCTTGGCCACCTCGGCGGCGGCCGTTTGCGCGAGTTCAGCCGCGATTCGTCCCAGCGATTCTTCTCCGTGGCGATGAAGGTTTATCGTCGGATTTTTGATATGATCCGCTAAGGAAAAATTGATCGGACGGAAGGATTTCCACCAATTCAAGATTGCCTCCCGTATAGCATCAGGCGCGGGTTTTGGTAGACTCTGAATTGGCTTGCTCACCCTTGCGCCTCCAACGTCTGATAATAAAACGCGTGCAGGAAGCCCAACCGAAACGGATCCCGCCCAAGGCGCCGCATATGCCACGCCCACAAAATACGCCCGGTGCGGCCGTTGCCGTCGGTGTAGGGATGCAGCATTTCGAAGCCAACATGGACTTGGTAAGGCGAGGTGGACACGTGAGTATCGTTCAAGATGCTGCGGAGGCGGTCCCGAATCACAATTCCACCCCGCGGCGCGATGTAGTTACCCACGCGCACGTCGAGGCCCGGCCGGTCGCGTAGGACGTGACCAGGTGCGAAGGCTTGCTGCACGTTGTTCAAGTCTTGCAGCGTCAGCGTTTCCATTTCGAGGAAACGCGCCGCCGTCACCAATTCGTGCTGATACGGGTCGCGGTGGATACCCTCGATGGCATTGGACTCGCGCAGGAAAGCGGAAAGTCGGGCGTCTGTACGGGTCATGAGGCGAACTCCTCCCGACCTGCAGCGGTCAGACGCCATTTCCATGTTGATTTGACGAATTCAATCAACCCAAGCCGCTTGAGACGTTGCCGCGCCTTATCAGTTGGGCGATCACTCGACGAAATATCCTCGCCGGCAAGCAGCCGTTTAATTTGTGAATACTCGATGTCGTCAAGCCGCCGCATTTGCTACCCCCGTGTGCGCCCTACTCAACACACGCAAAGCCGCATTCGCCGCCCGCGTCTGCCCTATCGCATCGTTAAGCGCCACATGCGGCGGCGGGACCGCGAAGTCGCGCAGGGACACGGACGCGAGGTCGTACAAGGTGCGGGTGTCGCGCACGCTCCAGAAGGCCCAAGGCGGTTCGAGGCCGGCCGCGCGGTAAAGGTGCTCAAGCAGGGGACAGTCGAACGTCGCGCCGTGGCACCAGATCAGCGCGTCCCCTGCCGGCGCGGCCCATGCGATCCAGGCGGAGAAATGTTCGAGCGCGGCGCGGACGGGAACGGGATTCGACGTCGCGGCCTGCCATGCTTCGGGCGACTGCGTGCCCCACCATTGCAAGGTCGAAACGTCTTTGACTAGGCCGAGCGCCTCTTGCTCTGGAACGGAGAGGTTCAAAGTCGTGTGCGCCTCGTCCGAAAAACGCACGAACGCTGCGGCGAGCACGATGGCGCCGGGACGCGTGCCCAAGGTTTCGATATCCAGCATCAAGTGCGTGGTCATAGTCCGAGCGCCTTTCGTACATCAGCACGCGCTTGGTAGTCGCCCGACGCTGCGGCGATCTGAATGACGCGCAGCAGTTTATCGAATTCGTTCTTTTCGGCCGGCAACTGAAAAACGAATTCGGGCCAATGCTTTCCAATTGGGACAACCGAAACCGCTGTTGCTGTGTCTACATCAGCGACGACGTTGCCTTTCCAATAGGAGCGGCGCATTCCATGATCGACAAACGAGTGGTCCACGTTTCGCCTCCAAATTGTTGCCCCGGCCCGCAATCCCGCCCGTCGGCTACGCGGTATTTATCCGGGGCCTTACCTCGCAAGGGCGAACCCGATGCGAGAATGTGGCCCTCTACCAAACTGAGATACGTTCCGAAGAACGGTTGGACTCGAACCAACGACCCGCCACTGACGCAAACCTACAACCAATTTGCCGAAAGTCAACAGAAATAATCAGGCACGGGATCGTGGGGATCGTCGCAAGGCGAGGCCGCCACCGCTATTGGTCCGTCTACCAGGATAGCCACATGGGCCGACGAAATTCGCTTGATGCCCCACGCGACGTCCCGGTCGAAATCGAAAGCACGTTCGGCGATGGGCTTGCACTCCGCAAGAGAAAAGCCCAACTGGCCAACCATGCCGCTATACCGTTCCGCCGCAGCCGCTTTGACCACGGCAGGCGCAGCGAACGGAGCCGCCACTAAGAGCGAGAGGAAGCCGCGTCGAGTGGTCACGCCCGCTCCCTCACGACTTCGCGCCCCAACGCTGTAAGGGCGACATCCGCACGCCCCGGCCCGCCCATTTGCATCAATCCCCTACCCACCAGGTCGTCGAGTTCGTCGCACCATATCGTCGCGCTCTTTGTGCCGGCGTGTGCGCGTAGAGCGCACTCAGAGAAATGCCAGCGGTAGCGTTCCACGAAATAGCGAGCGTGCAGCGCCAGGAAGTTGCGTTGGGGAATGGACAGGGGCGCTAGGGGCGGGGAGGCAACGTGGGGCAGAGTCATGCGCGACGTTTTCGCTTCGCGTCACGCGCTTTCAAATCTGCGAACATCGCATTACATTTTTCTACCCCATGCTCTATGACGAACCTATCGACTGCTATGCGACTAGTGATCCGCGCCAATTGATTCGGCGACGACATTTCGTTTGTCAAAGCATCAAACCGTTTCAGTTCATCCGATGTGTACGGCTTATCTACCACTAAACCCCCTCCAGCGCTGTTCGAGCCGCTTCAAACTCAATCATCCATGTTGAGTAAAAGCGCCCAGCGGCACCGTCATGGGAGTGGTTTGGTGCGCCCTTGGAACGGGACACGCCGATCAGCGTAAGCGCCACTAGCGCGATAACAATCCAACCGCGGCGGCCGGGGGTCATTTCATCCATCCCGCGCCGACGGCGAGCGCTTTCCAGTAGGGGAAATCTTCAACCGTCGTTGACCAGTCGAATGCATCGCACAGCGCCCCATCCGGCGCCGTAACTGGTGGGGCACGTCGTCTCTCCAATGATCGAACGTGCCGGGAGACCACGCAATCACTGCTTCCGCAATCCGTGTCACCCTCGCACCTGTCGTTCCAGATCGCGAATGATTCGGTTAACCGGCCGCGTGAGTTTCTTGCCCCTGTAGAATTCGAGCATCGCAGAGTCGACCACAACACGACGCGGCAAACCGAAGTGCGATGCGTTGTTCGCAAGGATTGCTTTCGCCGCTGCCTCTCGGGCACCATTAGCTTGCGCCTTGCGGCCCGCGAGGTTGGCGTTTTGGTTGGCGATCGCCGCCGCCTTTTCGCGCCACTCGGGCAGGCGCCGCGCTGCTTTCCAGGTATTGCGCACGTGGCCGCGATACGAAGTCGCTGCGCGTGGTCCCTTGGTTTTGACTGGTGCGTGCATCACGCCGCCGCCTTTGGTGCAACAAGTTTCCACTTCCTGCACTTCGCGATCGCAAGCATGTGCGCGACGATCAGCAACGACTCGTCACCGATCGGCGTTCCTTTCCTGGTGCGCTTCCAATGCGCAATTGCCTCTTTCGGATCCAGGTTACGACAACCGGCTTTGACGCGTGGACCTTCCTCAGGGAAATTGGTCAATAAGAAGCGATATCCATCTGATCGCAACCCACCATCAATGATCGGCTGGCCGTCGAGGTTGGCGCCGTCGAGGTTGGCGCCGTCGAGGTTGGCGCGTGTGAGGTTGGCGCCGTCGAGGTTGGCGCCGTCGAGGTTGGCGCGTGTGAGGTTGGCGCCGTCGAGGTTGGCGCGTGTGAGGTTGGCGCCGTAGAGGTTGGCGCGTGTGAGGTTGGCGCGTGTGAGGTTGGCGCCGTAGAGGTTGGCGCGTGTGAGGTTGGCGCGTGTGAGGTTGGCGCCGTCGAGGTTGGCGCGTGTGAGGTTGGCGCGTGTGAGGTTGGCGCCGTCGAGGTTGGCGCGTGTGAGGTTGGCGCCGTCGAGGTTGGCGCGTGTGAGGTTGGCGCCGTAGAGGTTGGCGCCGTCGAGGTTGGCGCCGTCGAGGTTGGCTGAATTTTCTTTCGCCCAACGAACCGCCAGGCCCATCTTGATCGACGGTAACGCATCGTCCGCGCAATCAATCTCCGCAGTGAATTGCATTTCACCCGACCAGCGATTCAATACATTGAATTTCATGGCACGTTCCTCTGTTCTAGTGTCAACCTACAACCGATTTGCAAAAAGTCAACAGCTAAATACAGGCAAGCCGTCCACGGTCACCGTATCGTCGTCCATGCCTACAGCGGAAGGGTCGCAGTCGCAGAGGTCGCAAGTGGTTTCGACAATCCAATTCCACCTTTCCGACCGGCTACAGAGCGCGCCGGCAACCGTCGAGCCATCCAGGCGGCGGAGCGTGACGCGCCGCTCGTTGTATTCGGCGCCGCGCAGTAACTCAGCGGACGGGGCGCGCAGGGGCGTCACGTTTGAAGCGGTCGGCACGGACTTCGACGTCGTTATCCAATCCGAAAAACTGCGCTCTGCACTTTCCATGGGTAGCGCGCCCCGCTCTTGCTTCCTCAACGTCTCCACCGCAGCCGTTACCGCGAGCTGGTGCTGCAGGGACACGCCGGACCAGTCCAGCGCGGCGATGCGATCTGCGAGAGTGCTATTCGAGAGGGCGGTCATATCAGGCGCTCCGAGTCTTGTAGCCCTTGCGGCTCATTTCGAACTGTTGTTTGCGCGTCTTTGTTAGAACACCTGTCTCAATGAATTCAAAACCGTGCGACGCCGACGTGTGACCAAACGTTTCGAGCCATCCGTGTAGGCGCTCCGCTGCCTTGTCCATGGATTCAACATCGTCTGTTTTGATAACCACCAAAAGCGAATGCGTCTTGGTCACTTCACTTCCTCCACATTGTAGACTTCGCGAGCGACCAATCGCGGCTTGCCGCGGACGCGCAAGATGCGAGTATCCAATTCCCGATGGATGCGAACGGCGCCTTTCGCTTCAAGGCGTCGCGCTCGCGCCTTCTCGGCGGACGTCGTTGCGGTATAGGAGACGGTCATGGCGAAACTCCTGCGGCTTTAAGCGCGCCGGCCGCAAGAGCCTTCGCCGAGACACTGGCCGCAGTTGCGTGTATCTGGCGCAGCGCGCAAATCATCGCCCAAAACTCCGGATCGCGTTCCCGACCCCACTGCACCTTATAATCGGCGGCGAGCTGGCGCTGCTCTTTCGGCGTGATGACGGTTTGCCGCTCCCCATTGCGTGCATAGGATACGGTCCCTGCTCGGGCGTAAACCCAATTTGGGCCGAAGCGCTCGGTAGTGAATTCGCCAAATGACTTTTGCTGTAGCACACCAAGCTCCCTTGTTTGTCCCGTTAACTTACTGCCAATTTGTCGTAAGTCAACAGATATTTGAAGTATCACGGGGATGTGAGCGGTTCAATTATGTGTTGAATTTTGGAGCAAAAAGTATTCAACCGTTCCACAATGTGACATTCAGTCGTTTCTATCGTTGATTCAGTAAGTTACGATTTCCAAAAAGCCTTCGGGAATATTGAACTTTGAAAAATAAACATTTTTGGAAATCATCTCAGAAGGGCTGTCAACACGTAATTGAACCAGTGGTGTGAGCGCCAGAAAATGTTATTGAAAATACCCCAAAAAAAGTTCAATGTTTCATGTCGTTGATATTACTAACGAAACGACTGAAACATTTTTGATAAAACTATTCAGTGGCTAGGTATTTTCAACATATAAGTGATATTTCAGGTAAAACAGCGTTAATTGATTTCAATTTCATGTTGATACGATCTTGTCGCCGTTGGTCTCTTCGAGCGCGCACTTCTGCTCGATGTTGGCGCTTTGCTATCTTTTTTGCCTTGCGAGCCGCTAACGCAGCCATAGCGCGTTCGTGCCGCTCCGGTGTCCATTTATGACCGCTCCGACATGCGCGCCGTGCTTTCGACTCGGCCGAATGTTTCCGACCTTTGCTCGCCGCTCCAATCTTCGCGCGGGTCTCGGGCGTTCGTTTCAAGCCCCTGTGTTTCGCGGCACGACGCTCCACTGATTCTCGCGGATGCACAAGACCAAGAGCGCCTTGACCGCCATTGGTCGTGTTCGCACAGAGCGGCCAGAGCAATCGCAGCGTGGCTATCCAATAGCGTTCGCGCTCTGCCCAATCCTTGTCCGTCGGCACGGTCTCCATGATTTGAACGCAAATGTGCTTACCGCAGCCACGTATCCACGCAGCAATTGCGCGGTGCGGGTGTTTAACGGCTGTGGCGTAGTGTTCCACGAGGCGTTTTTCTGCAGAGAATATCGTCTTGCCGCAATAGAACGGATACCCGTTCGACCAGCCGTTGGCGATCGTCTCGGGACGCGTGTCGACGAGCCAATAGATAGTTGTGGGGAGTGTGTTGGGCTGGCGGGGCATGCGAGGAAGGTACAGGGTATTTGCAAAAAGTCAACAAAAACGGGCGTATCTAGCAAAATTCATCGGCATCCGCTACAACCCCACGTCGAACGGAAGGAAACAGCATGCGCGCCGTACTTCCTTTACTCCTTCTCCTACTGCCCTTCACGGCCTCGGCAGCCACGCCCAACGAAACGGCGTGCATCTTGAAAGCCGCCGAGACGCTGCCGCGCATACCAGGCTTGGAAATCAAAAACAGCAAGGCGGCACCCGCCTCCGAGTGGATTCGAGTGGAACTGGAAATCGCAGCCGCCGGCCAGACTGAGACGTACAGTTACCTGTGCGCAACGTGCCGCCGCAAAGCACGTCAACGCGTCCGAGTCGCGAGGTGCGGACCTTGGTAAAATCGCCGTGGTTCGTCACTCGGGGGTAGTGGTGGCGCAACACAGCGGACGGAAACGGTTCAATCTCGGCGAAACCTACCGACCGCCAGCCGAGCGGTGTCCACGCAACGCTTGCGGCCTCGATGCCGCTGCAGACGGAAAAGAAGCGGATATCTGATCCAAAGAGGGACCACGTAGCGTCTTGGAGGGACGTACCTTGGTAGAGGACGTTGCGGCCGCGCCGAGTAGTGATGAGGACGTTCACTGGTGTGCCTTGCTAATCCCAACCAACGGCCGCCCGTGGCTGTCCGACCCAACGGTGTAGCGCACACCAAGCCGGGGAATATCAGCGATGTGCGCAATGGCGCCGCGCACCCAAACCGCCGCGCGTTTGCCGTGTATGGTCGTTTTCTCCTGGCGAAAGCCCATGCGCTTCATGATCGCGCCGCGGGCACTGGTGGCGCCGCCGTTACGCCAGCCGCACAGACTGGCGAGCTGCACCAGGTCGGCCGCTGTGATGTAGGACAGTGCGGCGGTGTGCTCAGCCGGCGCGAACCAATCGGCAAGCAGGACTTCCATATCCGTAGCGGAGCGTGCGGCCTCTTGGTGCTCTGTAGCGGTTCCCCAAACACTGCGGGGCAGTGCGAAGTCGTGGCCAGCCGCCTCAAGGGTCGCAGCCTCGCCAATGATTTGCCGAATGTGTTCGGAAAGCCAAGCCAAGTTTAACTCGCCAGGCATGGCGACGGGCAGGAAGCGGCGGTTGCCTGTCGGATCCTGCAGCGGTTCGTCGCCATTGACCGTGCCCAGGAAGATGTTACGGCGAGGGCGATTGGACACCGAACGCGCATAGGCGGTGCGGCCGCGATCGATCTGCCTGGAAAGCATGGCCTTCACGTGATCAACGTTGGCGCTGTTGCGCTGTCCCATCTCGCCAATTTCAACGAGGCATTTGCCGGCAAGCGAAAGCACAAGCTCTTTACTGGCGTCGCCGAGCAACACCTCGTCGGAGAACCAAGCCGTGCTGCATCGGGCGAGTTGCGAGAGGGATGACGTACCCATATCGGCAATGATGGTCGCAATGGTGCTTTTACCAGTGCCTTGCGGGCCGAAAAATACCGCCATGTAATCGTGTTTGCAGCCGGGCTGCCGAATGCGTCGAACCATACCGCCGATGATGTTGCGGGACACGGCCTGGTGATACGGATCGCACGGGGTGCCGGCTGTATGCGAAAGCCACGTAGAGAGACGCGGCGTACCGTCCCACTCCGCCTGCAGGGAAGCGAGAAGATCGCAGGCGGGATCGACTGAGTTGGTGTACGCGATGCTTTCCAGTGATTCCCAAAAGAACCGATCTGCTGGCCGGAATCGAATTTCGGTTCGGTTACCGCGCGTGCGCAGCTTGGATATCACGCTGTCGTCAACAAAAGTCCAATCGGCCCAGCGCAGTTCGTCATCCACGCCGCCTTTGATCTCCATCCGTTCGAGCCACAGATTCCAGCGTATCTCTAAAGAGAGTTGGGCCAGGAAAACGATGCAGTTGTCGGAATTGTCGTGCTGAATTTCGCCTTTGTGGTCGCGTTTCCAGTCGTCGATGGTGACGAAAGCGCGCTCTACCTTATTGGAAAAGGCGTTGCCGGCGTTCTTTATCTTCCCGTCCGGCAGCGTGCGGCCCAGGCTACGGACGCGGCGGCAGACAGTCTCGAAAATATCGGGATGCACGTTCTGCAAAATACCTAAAACGTCGATCACGCGAGTGGGGACAAACTTCTGCGGCGGCTCCGCCAGGCTAATGACGCGGGATATGGCGTCATTGAGAAGCGAGTAAAGGCCGTGGGCGTTGAGGGACGGCGGGAGCGTGGGCACGTCGTCGGAAAGCGGGCGGGAGGGCGCGTCGGACGTGGCGGATAGGAACTCTTGGAGGATGGCTTCGCCGTATTCGGCTTGCTTTTCGCCGCGGCCGAGCATGGGAACGCCTGCGGTAAGCGGGAGAATAGGGGCACCGGAAAGGGTTGCACCGGCCGCCGCTGCTATCTGCGCAACGCCATCGAACATTGCAGTGGTAGATTTGCGGACGGTTCCGCGCCAGCCGAGCGAGTGGGCGCGTGCAAGAAAGGAGTTGAGGGTGACGGAATCGGAGGTGGGGTCGGTGGCGAAGGATTGCCATTTGTTCGCGGCCACCTCAGGCGTCACGGTGTTGTCGTGGCATATCTCCCACAGATCAAAACCAGCGTCGCCCTGGTCAACGCGAAGTGCCATGCCGATCTGGCACCAGTCCTCATAGCTGGAAAAAGCGTCGTGCTCGGCGAGCCACGTCAAGAGCGCAGCGACGTCGCCCTGGTCGCGGCTGCCGGGCGGTGTTGCCGTAGAGCGCGGCGAAAGGGATCGCGTACAGTGTGCAAGCAGCGCGTCAGGGCAGGGATGGGGCGGCTCGGCGTCGGGAAAGAGGCTGTAAGAGCGGCCTTCAAAAGTGCTGCCGGCGGCGACCGTGTATCCTACGGCGCGAATGTTGATACGCTTTTTGATCGCGTCCGGCTGTCTGAGTTGGGACGCGTCAACGTGCGGAGGGAGCGCAAAATAGACGTGCCATCCGCCCGACGGGGATTCCAAATGCGGCGTAAAAGGTACGGGAACGCCCCACGTGTTGCATAATTCGACCCAAAGGCGCCACGCTTCGTTGCGGTCGCCACTGGTGTCGATGTCAACGATTATCCAGCGCGAGGCGAATGCGACTACGCCGAAGTTGCAATCGGGATGGCTAGAGCGCCATGCGGACCAAACGGCGGGGGCCGTGCTGAAATCGTGTTTAAAGGAGCCTACAATTCCGGTTGGCGCCTTGCTGCCGGCAGGCATTGGAAAAAGTGCCGCCCCGTTGGCGGCGTAATACGCGAGGTCGGTGGACAGGGCAGTGTCCATTAAGCGGCCACCCGCCCAAGAGAGAGGCGCAGCGACGTGTTGTGGCGAATGCGAGCGGCGGCCATGGTCGTGTAGGCAGGATTGAGTTCGATCAAAAGGGCATTGCGTTGCAGAGAGTTGGCAACGAGCGCCGTGGTACCGGCGCCGCCGAACGGGTCGAGTACAGTACCGCCGATCGGACAGCCCGCCAAGATGCATGGCCGTACCAGGTCCGGCGGGAACGTGGCGAAATGCACGCCTTTGAATGGGCGGGTGGCAATCGACCAGACGGAACGGGGCTGGCGAAGCGTGGCGGGTTCGTTCTCCGGATCAAAGAAACGGTCGTTGAACCCCGTATACTGGCGATTGCCAGTGCCGTCCTGCGTATGCTTGCGCGCCAGTGACGTAATGCTTTCGTTCGGCCGCCGTGAACCCTTGGTGACGCCTGCGGCCTCGTAAGCGTCCGATTTGTCGCCGCCCGCTTGTTCGCCGGATAGGGCGCGCGGTTGTGCATAGCGACGCTTGCTTGACTCGGCAACTGGCTCCTTTATCGCCTCCATATCGTAGTAATATCGCGCGCTGCGAGAGAACATATACAGCATCTCGTGCGCGGGCGTCGTGCGATCGGTGACGGACACCGGCATGGGATTCGGCTTGTGCCAAATGATTTCGTCGCGCAGCCACCAGCCGTCGGCTTGCAGGGCGAGCGCTACGCGTGCGGGTATCATGAGGCGCTGCTTGTCTGCTAAGCCGGGATTGGTTTTACCGCGCCCAACACCCGTAGCGCCGTGAAGTCCTTTTGCGTGCTTGCCGCCAGTCGAGCCGCCCCACTTACTGCCTGCGGCATACGAGTCGCCGAGATTGAGCCATAACGTCCCATCCGCCCGCAACACCCTTCGGCACTCGCGAAACACAGCAACCAGCTCCGCCACATATGCGTCTGGCGTGGCTTCAAGGCCAATTTGCAGGTCGGTATGCACGGCACCGCATTTGCACGTACCACCCTCGCGCCAACGTCCATTTTTCAAATGCTCTTTATTCGCTTCGCCTGCCGCTATGAACGCACCGGACGATGAAACGGCTGCGGTTTGCGTGGTGTAGTAGCGCTCCGAACCTTCGTGATTACAAGTCGGGTCCCCGCCGAACCATTTCGCGGTTCCATAGTTTCTTAAGCCAAAGTAAGGCGGGGACGTGACGACGCAATGCACGCTATTGCTGGCCACGGAAGCAAGCCGCGTTCGCACGTCACCAACTAGGATGCGCGTTGTGGTCATGCGGCCAGCCTCTCGCGTATCCTGGCGGCACGCTCCAACCCTGCCACCAACGGCGCCAGCCACACCTTCGAAATGCGTTCCTGCGCAATAGCAAAGTAAGTCGGATCGCGCTCAATGCCGATGAAACGGCGGCCGGTTTGGAGGGCAGCCACGCCAGTGGTGCCGGACCCCATCGTATTGTCCAAGACGGTATCGCCGGGGTTGGTGTAGGTCCGGATCAGGTATTCCATCAGCGCGACGGGTTTTTGAGTGGGATGGAGTCCAAGTTCCAGTTTGTTGTCACCCGGTATCGGTAAGACGCTGCATGGGTTGTGTTGTCCGAGATTAACTCCAATCCGGGTTACAGTCGCATCAACGTCGCCAACGTGCTCGCCGTGTCCTCTCGTGCGTTTGACGTTGTACGCCTTACCCTCGCGCCACTGCTTGTTGTAGGTTGGTAACGAACGATAGAATACGGCGACATCCTCGTGCCGCTTTAATGGCATGCGATTCGCGTTTAGAGCGCCTGTGTATTTATTGACCTTGTCCCATATCCACTCATATCGAAAATCCGTGTAGTTGCTGGCGATCAACGCTGTGGTAAACGGCTGCGACGCCGTAAGCACAATCGCCGCGTTTGGCTTCGCTACTCTCCTGTACTCACGCCACAACGGCTCGAACGGAATCACCGAATCCCACGCACACGCAGTGGTCCCATACGGTAAATCCGCCAGCACAAGGTCCACGCTGCCCGCCTCAAGGCGCGCCATCACTTCCAAGCAGTCGCCTTGGTAAAGTTGGAGGGTCACGCGCGAAGCGCCTGGATACGGGCGGCCCTAGCGAGGCCAGCAAGTAGGGGAGCAAGGTCCGGAGCGGGCGCGGCAGTCGGCAACGCAAGTCGCTCGTACCTGGTCACTGACGCGCTGCGCGGACCCCATACGGTCCACAGACAATTAAAATACGGCGAGCCGCTGCCCGTGAAATCCACCCGCCACGTCAACGCGTAAATCGCTTCGGGAACGCGACGATTCCACAATTTTGAACGGGCAGCGGCATGCCAAAGGTTGACGTTGAGCAACATGGCGATATGCGGCACATCAAGGTCAAGCGCGTGTTTGATGAAAGCCGTTACCAGTTTGCCGAACGGCGGGTTGGTGATTAGGGCGTCCGCGCGGCGCTTGCGTTCTGCTAAAAAATCAAGCCCGCCGGTCCCATATCCGCGGTCAACAAGATCCGTGCCGATAACCCGGAAACCCGCGTTTTCCAGGGGTTTTGCGATTCCGCCGTCACCACACGCAGGCTCCCAAACTGTTCGCGGCCAATGAGCAAGGCGTGGAATCAATGCGACGGTCGGCTCTGGCGGCGTCGGATAAAAATCGTTTTCACGTCGTTCGCCGCCGTTGATAGCGGCCCGAATCATTCCGTGCGTCATCGGAGAGGCACCGGACAGGCAGGGAGCGCAACGGGACACGCCGGCAACGCAACCTCGCATCCCAACACCGCCGCCACTGCGGCGCTACAAGTCGCTTCCACTTGCACGCGCCACCCACCGCCCCGCTCCACTTGAAGCGATGCCTGCCAGCCCCAGCCGTCGCCGGGCAGAGCGGGATGCTTGGTGCGACAGATATTCAGCGCAACAAATTCGGTGCGGTCTAGGGCGTCGAGGGTGGGGAGCATTCGCCCAAACTACGGCAATTTTGTAAAAAGTCAACAGAAAGCGAAGCGATGTTGATAAATGAGGGACGTGGAAAAAGTCACAGGGTCGCGGCGGGACGCAACAGTTAGTGTCAACGGCGGCGGGCAGACACTACTTCGGCCGCCAGTTCGTGCCCTTCTCTTTCAGCTCCCGGATCAAACGCTTCGTGAGACCGTCCTGCGGATTGATGCCCTTGTCGCCGAGCGCCTTGATTGTCTTGGTCAACTCGCGGGCGTCCTCGATTGAAATAAAATCGTCCGCGCCCTTGTTCAAAACGCCCAACTTCAACAGACACCGTTCCTCGCCGCAAAAATAATTCGCCGACAAGGTAATAGAGCCGCTCGGAAGTACCGTGTAACGCAAGCCTGTCACCATATCGTCGGACAGGTTCGCCCGCGTCATAAGGCTCTTGCCGTTCTGCAGATCCTTGGCAATGCCAAACAGGGTTGCTTCCGTGAATTTGGTCCCCTTTTTCATACCTTGTTTTTCGGTTTCTCGAATGTACTGACGCGCCATAATTAGTCACCTCCAAAATGCCGTAGGGGCGAGTTTTATTTGCGGGCGGACGGCGTGTCAATGAAAAAGATTGCAATAAGTGTTGACTTTTGGCAAAAAACAAAAAAGCAGCGAGTCGCGCCTTCCCGCCGCAATTCTTTTACAAATCTGTTGACTTTTCCCAAATCGGGTCTACTTTGGCTTCGCACTGCATCCACTTACCCGGACCAATTTTATGGCACCGGACTTTTCAGCCCCATGGGAAAACACCATCATGTCAATTACAATACGGCTCACGCCCACGTCGCATCACGTGGAGTTCGAGGTCGGCTCGCCCGAAGAAGGAATCGGCTTTGTCTCGGAGAAGGGCGACGCACTGATGCGCCTGCTTGACGTGCTGGATCGATTGCCCAAGGGCGAAGGCAGCGAGCTGGAAGTGCCCGCAGAAGCCGGCGCACCCGTGAAGGAACGCAAACCGCGCGGCCCGAACAAACCCAAGGTGGAAGCGGTAGCCCCGGCACCACTGGCCGTTCCGGGTGCAGCGCCAAGCCCGCCGGTTCCGACTGCGCCAGTTGCTCCTGTGGCGCCCGCACCGGCCGCACCGATCAATACCGCAGAGGGTGCGAACGGTATTCCTGCGTTCCTCGACCGCACGGGCGCTCCTGCCGCACCTCCCGCCCCGGCTGCACCTCCCCCGCCACCACCGGCCCCTCCCGCACTCCCGCCGTCGGGCGTGCTTGCGGAGAAGATCATCGCGAACCTGGACAAGCGCAAGGCCGGGACGCCGGACGGTGGCCAGTCGCTCGCCGATTGGCTCGCCGGCTGCGGCATTACGATCAAGGGCGCGACCTACGACGAAGCGATCGCCGTGCTGCGACTGCAAACGGACGCGAAGCTGCAACCGCTGTTGGGACCGCTCGAAATCGCCGCTTAAGGGCCGCAGAAGGGAAGGGCCGCGCGACGTGGTGTTGCGCGGCCAAGATGGGGACGGGACGAGACGTGGCGAACGACGTGGAAATCAAAGTCGGCGGCACCTACAACTTAGGTGGTCAATCTCGATTCCCGCATCGTGTACTCGCCATAACGGAACATCCTTCTGTGCCGGGCGACAAGCGTGTTTTTACGCGGGTTTTGCGCCCCGACGGCTCCCTTGGTTCCAACGAAAACAAGTGGAGCCTCGCGGTTTTAGCGTCTCGTGTCGTCGAGGAAGTTGCGATTGACCAGAGGTGCGACGGTTGTAAGCCGGCGGAGATACGCGGATGCTAGTCACCATCGTCGCCACGCTCTGCTCCCTCGCGGGCCTCTGCGTCGAGGAAATCGTGACCGATTCCACCCTCGAACCCCAACTTACTTTCCAGTCGTGCCTTTCGGGAGCGCAAGCGCCGCTCGCCAAGTGGAAAGGCGAGCATCCGATTTATCGCTCTGAGCGTTACAGGATCGCCGGGTGGAAGTGCGTACCAGGGCGCTACGAGTTGCGGGGACGGGTGTAGTGATGCAGTGCCCGAAGTGTCACGCACTATCAGGTGACGACTGGTCGCAGTGCGGTGACGGGCCGTGTCCGATGCAGTGGAATTACAACTGTCGTTACCCCCGGCTCTCTTGGTGGCGATTGTGACGGCTCGTGTCAATGTCCGCCGCCCGCACCCTGCGAACCCTGCGAATATTGCGGCCCCGGCAAATCGACAGGACTGCCGGGCAACGCTTGCGAAAATTGCATGAATACGGGACTTAAGAACCCGACAGCGGAGGATTTAGCATGAACGCGCACGTAGACGAGTCTGCACAACATGCGGTTTATTCGCCTAGTTCCGGTCACGTATGGGCGGCGGAAGATGGCTGCACAGCGGCGCCGGAAGCTATCGCCGCGATGTACCGCGTAGTTCCAGAAGTAGAGGGCGAGGAAGCAATCGCTGGCACCGCCGCGCATGACGAACTGGAAAGGTGCATTGGCTCCCTCTCGGGCGATTTCGTCGATCCCGCGACAATGCCCATCCTTGAACCGGACCCGGATCATCCCGCCGCTTACGGCGTAGCCCTGATGATTGCCTACATTCGCCAGCTCCCACCTGGTCGGATGTGGGTCGAGCAACGCGTCATCTTGACCAAGGAAATTTGGGGCCGCGCCGATATCCAACACTGGCACGAGGAAAGCGTCACGCTCACTATACCCGATTTGAAAAACGGGTTCGTCGGCGTCGACGCAGAGGACAACGAGCAGACGCAAATTTACGCCGCCGCCGCAATCGGGATGCACAAACTGCCGGCGAAATGGATACGGCACGCAATTTGTCAGCCGAACGATTTTAGACCCGGCCCTAGAATCAAGCAGCATGTGCAGAGCGTAGAGTCACTCTCTACGTTTGCCAACCGCGTCGCCGCCATTCCCTACGGTCCCAAGACGTTCCGTTTCGGCGAACACTGCCGCGACTGCCCGCTGCTCGGCACGTGCCCGCCGACCAAGGACGTATTGGCGCAATTCGCCGCGGTTGTCGCTACCGGCACCGACCCGACGCCCGCGCAAATCCCGCTGTTCGTGGCCCTCAAAAAGCCGATAGACCATTTCTTCGAAGGGCTGATGAAAAACGGCACCAAGAAAGCCTTGGCGGGCCATGTGCCGCCGGGGATGAAACTGGTCACGGCGACGAAGCACCGGCAGTGGAAGTCGGAAGCGGACGCGCGGGCCGCTGTCCTGCGGGAACGGGGTGTCGAGGCGCTGAAACCGCCGACGCCGGCACAAGCAGAGGATATGGGAATCGACATATCGGGGCTTGCGGATAAGCCCGAAGGCGGCCCGGCCCTGGCATTCGAATCGGATCGCCGCGCTACATGGGCACCGAAGTCGGCTGCCGAGATGTTCAAGGACGTGACGGGATGACTATCACAGGAGCTGATCTTATCCGATGGGGATACACGCCCGGTCCGTGGTTTAAGGCTGCGATTGCGCACGCGGCAACCCTTGCTGACCTTTCCGAACCGGACCTGCGCGCCGCTCTTTCCCGCTTCGCACCAGCGCCGGTCATTTACCAAACGCGCCGCGAATCTGGCGCGCTCTCGTTCCACATGAACCTTGAAGCGGACACACCTGACGAGGTGACCAACGCGGCCGCAGTTGCCGAGCATATGGCGGAGCTGATGCGCGTGCCGACCATTCGCGCTGGTGCCGTGATGCCTGATGCGTGCCCGGCCGGTTCGGCGAAGGGTACGATTCCCGTCGGCGGCATCGTTGCCGCGGAGAACGCTATTCATCCCGGTTACCACTCGGCGGATATTTGCTGTTCAATGGCGATTTCGGTGTTCGACAAGGGCGTGGACCCCGGCGCGGTGCTTGACGCTGGTATGAAGTTGTCGCACTTCGGCGCGGGTGGTCGTCCATATAGCGCGGACATGCGCCCGTCCGATTCGCTTCTTTCGCAGTTCGAAGGCAACCGCTTCCTTTCGACAACGACCGAGGCGGCAACGCGCCATTTCGGAACGCAGGGCGACGGTAACCATTTTTTCTACGTTGGGGTAGTGAAGTCCACGGGGCAAGTGGCGTTGGTAACGCACCACGGTTCGCGTAAGCCTGGCGCGCTGCTTTATAAGGCAGGTATGGCGGTGGCAGAGCGTAATACGCGGCTGGTTGCGCCGTCTGTGCCGAAGCATCAGGCCTGGATCGTGGCCGACTCGGAGGATGGGCAGGAGTACTGGAAAGCTCTGCAGATCATCCGCACATGGACAAAGAAAAATCACTTCGCCATTCATGACGCCGTTGCGAAGTACATCGGAACGCGCGTCAAAGATCGATTCTGGAACGAACACAACTTCGTTTGGCAAAAGTCCGATGGACTCTTTTATCACGGGAAGGGCGCGACGCCTGCGTTTCCCTACTTCGCCGCCGACACGAACGGCTTGACGTTGATTCCGATGAATATGGCCGAACCGATTCTGATAACGCGCGGCCTTGACGCGCCGAGCGGGTTGGGTTTCTCGCCGCACGGTGCCGGTCGAAATTTGAGCCGTACGGGGTTCAAGCGGACCCTTGGGAGCCACGAGACGGAAGCGGCGCTGCACGCGGCGGCCGGCCTCTCGGGGCAAGTGGATTGCCGTTGGTTTTCGGGCACACCGGACACCGGCGAAATGCCTGGTGCGTACAAAAACGCGGCTTCGGTGCGGAGGCAGATTGCGACGTTCGGACTGACTGAAATCGTCGACGAGGTGTTGCCTTATGGGTGCATCATGGCGGGCGAGGTCGACTGGCGACGAGCGGGAAAAGAAATGGGCGCGGACGCGTAGAGTTTCACTTTAACTGTTGACTTTTCGCGAATACGCCGTAAGTTAGCATTTCTTGCAATCTTGCAACTTTGTAGAACCCCGGAGTGACCAATGACCGACGTGAAGCACAAGAGCCAACGTTCCGAAACCCTACTGATCGGCGAAGCGCGAATCGCTTTCCCATTCCATCACGAGAAGCGCACCAAGTCGGCGGGCGGCGCCCCGCTCGAAAAGCCCCGGCACGACGCCGTGGTGCTCGTTCCGAAACTCAATGCCGACCCGACGCAGTGCCCGAATTACGCGAAGCTGGCCGGGCTTTGCATGGAAGCCGCCACGAAGGCATGGGGTTCCTGGCCGCAGGGCGGCAAGTGGCCGGTGCAGGATGGCGACGTTCCCCACGTGTCGAAGCCGAAACCGGGCATTACGCCCAAGACTGCCGAGCAGATCGCGGCGGCGAACGTCTGGCGTAAAGGATGTTGGGTCATTGAAGTTTCCACGAACCTCGATCCGGGGCCGCGGGTGTGCGTGTTGCAGAACGGCGTGGCCGTCGAGATTCCGGCGAAAAGCATTGCGGGCCAGCAATTGTACAAATCTGGCGACTATGGGTATGTGTCGTTGAACGCGTATTCTTTTCAAAACCAGACGTTCGGCGTGAACTTTGGGTACGAGGGCGTGCTCTACACCCGTCCCGGCGAAGCGATCGGCTCATCCGGTCCCCGTTCGGCGCAAGCGATGTTCGGTGACGTGGCCGGGATGGCTCCGCCGTCGGCGCCGCCAGTGCCGAGCGTGGGTCCGCCGATGCCTCCGCAGCCGCAAGCGCCGCAGTATGCCGCTCCGGTAGCGCCTTTGGCGGCCCCTACGGCTCCGATCTACGCCGCCCCTGTAGCACCCGCTGCCCCGCCCGCACCGCCCGCCCCGCCGATGCCTCCCGGCGCGATGGCACCGGCCGGCGGTCCCCCGATGCCGCCGTTCCCTGCGGCGAGGTAGCTCTTGAAGAGATACAGCGCGGGTTAGTTTTGCGTCCCGCGTTGTCGTAGAGGTTGGTGACACCTCGGAAAAACACCTAGGGGCCGGGCGAGTGCGGAACGTGCAAACCGCAATTTCCCGGCCCTCAATCCGTCAGGTGGCCAATGCCCCGCACCATCTTTGTATTCGGTTCGAATCTGGCCGGCCGCCACGGCAAAGGCGCGGCCCTGTACGCTCGACAGCATCACGGCGCGGTGTACGGACGGGCAGAAGGGTTGCAGGGCGATAGCTACGCCATCCCTACCAAGGATGCGACCCTAAGAACATTGCCGCTGTCGGAGGTGCGGAAGCACGTAGAGGCGTTCCTAGCATTCACCGCCGCCCATCTCGACCTTACTTTCCATGTGACGCGAATCGGCTGCGGACTGGCCGGGTATACCGACGCGGACATTGCGCCGATGTTCGCGCAGGCGCCTGCGAATTGCTTGCTGCCCGAGGGGTGGCGGGCGTGACCGAAACAACAGTAGTCAACGTCCGATATGGCGCGTGCGACGTGCGGATCGATCGCAGCGGTCCCTATGGAAATCGTTACGTCATTGGTCAGCATGGCAACCGCGCCACGGTGATTGAGAAGCACGAGCGGGACTGGCGTGCGATGCTTGCGGACCCGACGACGCGCGACCAAACCCTCTGCTGTCTACGGTACATGAAAGGAAAACGGCTCGGCTGCCACTGTAAGCCGGCCGCGTGCCACGGGGACAACTACGTCCGTTTAATCGTGGAGTTTTGTCCGTGACGTTTCGTCTGATCTATGACACCGAACTTAGGTCCGAAATCGACTTGCCCAACCGAGGCCTAGATATCTACGCCAAGCACCACACGACCGAAATGCTGTGCGCTACGGTTGCCACGGACAATTTCATCGGCACGTGCTCTTTCGTCCCGTCCAGTGACGGCCGCGAAGCCCTGGAAAAAGAAATGGCCGCGCTCGGTCTCAACGTCGTGTCACCTGACACACTGCTCGCCACGCTGCGCGCCGCTGACGTGGTAGTCGCCAGTAACGCGCCGTTCGACGCCACAGTAACGCGCGAAGTCCTTGGCATCAACATTCCCCGCCATAAGTGGCGCTGCACGATGGCGCGGGCAATGCGCCACGGCCTACCGGGTTCGCTCGCGGCCGGCGCCTCCGTCTTGGGGCTGCAAGAGGGAAAAGACAAAGAGGGCAATAGGCTGATGAAACAGCTTATGAAGCCCCGATCGGCGTGGACGAAGTGGCACGCGACACCGCCCGAGCTACGGAAAAAAGCGGACCCCGGCGAAAAATGGTTCGAGGACAGCAAACGCCTCGCTAGGAATGCCGCGTACAACGCGTCCGACGTGCGGGTGTCTCGTGAGCTAGACAAACGGCTTCCCGACCTGGAGTCTGCCGAGTTCGACATATGGCAGCACGTTTGGGACATGCGGGAAATCGGCATCCCCGTCGACGTCGAAATGATAAACGGCGCGATCGCCATGTCGGAGGAAGCGCAGCGCGATTTGATTGATCGTATCCGCGCCTACACGGGCGGGATGATTCAGTCCCTCAAGGCGCCGGGCCAGCTCGTCGCATGGGCCGATCGCTACGGCTACTATATGCCGTCGTGGACAAAAGACACAGTAGCCGAAGCGCTCGCGGATCCAAACTGCCCCGAGCCGGTGCGCGTGGTGGCACTGGCCCGGCAAGAGGCGTCCCGCGGCAGCGTGGCGAAGTTTGAGACAGCCGCCGAGATGGTTTCGCCGGATGGTCGTCTGCGCCATCAGATCGAATATGCGGGCACGTCCACGTTGCGGCTGGCGGGGCGGGGCGTCCAGCCGCTTAACCTGCCGCGGCCTAAGATCGAAGCGGACAAATCGGCGGGCCTCGCGGACGTAAGGGCGGGGCGACCCGTCCGTGTGCCGGCGTGGAAACTGGACTATGACCCGGCACGGGCGCTTGAAGCCATACGCGCGGGTGACTTAGCGGCGCTCCGCAACATCGGCGACCCTGAAGAAATCCTGTCCGAAAACATCCGGCCGATGATTTGCACCGTGCCGGGAAAAAAGATCGTGTCGCCGGACCTGTCAGCCATCGAGGCGCGCGGCGTATTTTGGCTTTCGGGCTGTGAGAAAGCGTTGCAAGCGTATCGACGTAACGAGGATTTATATTCGGCGCTCGGTAGCACCATCGTCGGCTTTCCGGTCAACAAAAAAGACAATCCCGAGGAACGCCAGTTGGGGAAGGTCGGGATTTTGAGTTGCGGATACGGTGCTGGCGCGGCTAAAGTCGCTTTCACCAATAAGATCGACGAAGAAACCGGCTACAAAATCGTGCAGGCGTATCGGTCGGAATACCCCGAGGTGCGCGCGTGCTGGTACGAACTGGAAAACACGGCAGTTGCAGCAATCCAAAACCCCGGCTCTATGCTGGCGTGCTGCCAAGGTCGGGTGCATTTCGTTTTCGACGGTGGCAAGCAGTGGCTTGCGATGCGCCGGCCGTCCGGAACGTGGATGTATCTACCGGACGCGGGGGTCGACTTCGATGGTCGGCTCTTTTACCATTCGTGGATCAAAGGCGCGTGGCGCGAAGAGTCGATATGGGGCGGCGTGCTGATCAACTTCGTGGTGCAGGGCATGTGCCGAGAATTGATGTATCATGCCGAGATGCAATTGGCCGCCGATCCCCGATATGAGTTATTTCTGCAGTGCTATGACAGCCTGTCGGCGCTCGTGGACGCGGATCAGGCACAAGAACTTTGCGACAATATGATTCGCGTGATGACGACCCCGCCGCCCTGGTGTCTGGATTTTCCGCTCGCGGCGGAAGGCAAGCCAAAGGAACGGTACTCATGACTCCAATATGGCTTCGTCTCACGTTGACCAAGATGCGCGACAGGTACGTAGCAGATGCAGTGACGCTTGCTCGTATATTTCCCAATAACGATTACGAGACGCAGAGCGATTGCGCTATTGAGACGCGGCGCAACCTGGAGACCGCTACTCATGAAATCAACGGGCTACTGGCGATGTCCGACGTTCCGTTGATGGCTCTGACAAGGAAAAAGTAGCGTGCCGCAGATAACCGAGTGGCATATCCAAAGGGCATTCACCACGTTTTTCAAAGGCGAGAAGTGGAAAAACGGCCCGCTCAAAGGGCAGTGGAAAGTGCAGCCCTCTTGCCTTCCCGGTGTCGTCTCATGGCACACGCCGAACAATGGCAAGCGTGAGGACGGCGGTGCGCTCGAAGGCTCTTGGCTAAAAGATATCGGACTTGAACCTGGCATTCCGGATTATTTTTTCTTGTGGGGCCGGTTGCATTTCATTGAATTCAAAAAGCCCGGAGGCGTGCTGTCCCCCGCGCAGAAATTAATACACCCGCGCCTGACTGCGGCCGGCGCGATCGGTTGCACCCTTGACGATCTGGAGGACGCGAAACGGGTGGTTCGCTCTTGGGGCTTAACTTTGTGTTGACTTACGACAAAATTGGCGTAGGTTAACGAGCAACAGAGGGAGCCGACATGACCCGCGACGCCAGCCATTCGACCAGTGACATTGTGACCGTATTCGCCCGCCAAGGTATCGCGATTTCCACGATTGCCCGCGCTATGGCAATTCCGACGGAACGTGTCACCGGCATGTGCGAGCGCGCGAAGGCGGGCGGCGAGTTGCAAATGCTACCGCCGGCCATGCCGAACGATCCGCGCCATGCGCTGCTTGCAGAGTTGACCAATCTGCGGGCGCAACTGGACGATGCCCGCGCCGAAATTCGTGAGTTCAAAAATCAAAAGAACGACGTTGGCGAGTTCTTTTCCGGCGTCGCCAAGATGACCCCGAGCGAGGCGAAAGTCGTTGGTGCAATAGCGCGCTACGGTCGCGCGTCAAAATCGACGCTGTATCACGCGCTCTATGGCGGCCTCGGCGACGATGAACAGCGCGAACCTAAAATCGTTGACGTGATGGTTTGTAAGTTGCGGAAAAAACTTCGGCAGCACAACATCGAAATCGAAACGATTTGGGGCGTCGGCTACACCATGGACCCGGAAAGCGTGGCGCGACTGCGCGAACTCGCCGGGCAAACAACTTTTGCGACGATTGATGCGCCCAAGCTTGTGCCCGAAGCGTTGGCAGTCGCATGATCCGCGTCGGCCTAATCTTCCTAACCCTGTGTCTGTGGCTCGGCTTGCTGCTCGGCTTCGCATTCGCCGCGCCCATGGTGGCATCCTACTACGGCGCGGAGTCCGGCACCCGCACGGCTTCCGGCGCTCGCTTCCACCCGAACGGCCTCACGGCGGCGCACAAGACGCTGCCTTTCGGTACTCGCTTACGGGTCTGTCTCACGGGATGCGTTGTCGTTGTTGTGACCGATCGCGGCCCCTTCATAGCGGGCAGGCAGTTGGACCTTTCGGAAGGTGCGGCGCGTCGGGTGGGGCTGGTGGGCCGGGGCGTGGCTGTGGTGCGCGTGGAGCGTCTATGACCCTCGATCCCGGCATCATTCTCCAGATTGTCGCGTGCGGAACGACGTTGGCTGCAACGTGGATGGTCGGAAACAAACACGTATCGGGTCCGGCGTTGAACATCGCGGCAGCGCTGTGTTTCGCCGCAGTGAACGCTTACACGGATTTGTGGCTGTGCGCGGTGTTTAGCGCGACCATGGCCATAATGAACGCGCGCAATTTTTTCCGATGGCGCAGAGAGGAAACGGCGTGATGGAGTCACCCTCGATTATACCGGACGTGCCGAAGTGCGCACAATGCAACGGACGCGGCACCATATGGCGCGGTAGCCAAGGCGGGGATTACGAGACTTGCGACTGCCAGTTCGACTACTTCAATAAATTGCGCGCCGCCAATCTCGCTAGGCAGTCCGAATGGGACGCAGGCAATCAAATTGATGCGTCGTATCGCGGCAACGAACTGGCCGGCGAAGTCGGCGAGGCGTGCAACGTCATCAAGAAACTGGAACGCGAGCGGATGGGTATTCGCGGCTCGCGCGATACGGTTGACCATCTGGCGGAAGAACTGGCCGATGTGGTGATTTGCGTTGACCTGATCGCCATGCAGTACGGAATCGACTTGGATGGCGCGGTCGCCAGGAAGTTCAACGCGACGTCCGAAAAGGTCGGGCTTAAGACTCGGTTGGTGTCGTGACCCCCGCCGCCCTCTACGAATCCCTTTCCTACCTTGGCCCTGTGTGGAGCGCGCTTGCCGCCGGCTTCGCGGCGGTCGGGCCGTGGGGAGAGTTGTATCTGACTGATGCGGGCGAGCGGTATTTGGCGGGGAGGGGAGAGTGAGCAAGGCAGACCAGGGGCTTGACGTTTCGATTGCGGATGGCGTGTTGACCATTTCTATCGGCGTTAACAGCCTCGGTAACGCTATTGAACTAGGTCCGGACTTTGAACGCTATGACGAAGATCGACACGAATTTACATATCCGAAGGTCACCGACCCGGCGATTTTTGCGCGCGAAGTCTGCCGCGAACTGGAAAAAGAATCGGAAACTGGCATAACGCGCGTCCATCGGATGCTTGATGCCGCTGCGAAAGAAGCAATCGAACAGGGAGCGGAAGGCGTTGTAATTCCGGGCGATACGTGACCCCCAACCCCCACGCACTCCTAACCCTTGACCAGGCTGCTGCACTTATCCCAGGCGCCGATGCTGGCACCTTGAAGCGTCGCATTCGGCAGGGTAAGTTGTCCGCGACCCGCCCTGGTAAAGCGTACCTGACGACCGCGGCGGATGTGCGGGAAATGGTCCGTCAATGTCGCGTCGCGCCAAAGGTCCGAGACTGTGGCTCCGCCCCGCGCGGCCCGACGGAACTCCCGCCGCATGGTTCGTCCTCGACGGAACACGCCAACGCGGCACTGGCCTCGGCGCTGGAGCAAGCGAACGCGAGAAAGAAACGGCGCTAAAGAACTATCTGACCACCAAACACACCGCCTCCGTAAACACCGGATCCCGCGACCCCTCTCAAATACTGGTCGTCGACGTCCTCGCGAAGTACGTTCGCGACAAAGTGACGGACGACGTGACCCCGCTTCGCATTAAGGCGCTGGCGAAATGGTGGACCGGCCGCACCCTCGCTCAAGTCACAGGCGACAATTGCCGCGCCTACGCAGCCACGCGCACCCCCGGCGCGGCCAGGCGCGAGCTGGAGGACTTGCGGGCGGCCATCAACCACCACCGCCGCGAGGGGCTTCACGACAAGATCGTGTCCGTGGTGCTCCCCGCCAAATCGCCCGGCCGGGAGCGGTGGTTGACCCGTGACGAAGCCGCGCACCTGATTCTGACGACGTGGCGCTACCGCGAGCAGCAAAACTTCCGAGCCACCAACCGCCACACCCGCAGGCATGTCGCGCGGTTCATGGTCGTGGCCCGATATATGGGCAGCCGCGCTAGTGTCATCTGCGGTGCCAGCATTGAGCGCAAAAGGCCGGCAGGGCGTCCATGGGTGGATTTGACCAATGGGGTATTTTACGGCCGCGCCGAAGGCGAGCGCGCCACTAGGAAGCGCAAGCAGCTCGTACGCGTTCCTCTCGCCTTGTTGGCCCACATGCGGCGCTGGCGGGCCGCAGGGCAGCGCTACGTCGTCGAATGGAACAGCGAGCCGGTGTTGCGCGTCAGCAAGGCCCACGCCGCTGCTGTGGTCTCAGCGGGGTTGGGACCGGACGTGACGCCGCACACGTGGCGGCATTCGCTGGCGACATGGCTGATGCAGGATGGCGTCGACCCGTTCAAGGCGGCCGGTTTTATCGGCATGTCGGTCGAGACATTGCTGCGGGTTTACGGGCACCACCACCCGGACCATTCGGCGGACGTGCATAAGAGGCGGCGAGCGGCTTAGGAGACCCGCCGCCAAGCGATTCGCTTCAACGATTCGAGCCGCTACGCCGGTCGGCGCTATTCACGTAGCGTTTTTGACTAGGAAATCTATATGGTTATTTTCACGATGAGCGTATGCGTAGACCACATGAAAATGCGCGTCGATAAGGTTTTTGCGTTTCCAATCGTCTTTTTCCAGGTAGCGAATCACGGACATAATGTCGTCGCCGGCAAAGCCTAAATCGGCGTCACGTTGCCACTGCTTTTTGTTGAATCGAGCCATGACTTAAAACAATGGCTTTCCGGTGCATTCGCAATGGAGACGATACGCTCGCGCCCATGTGCCGACTTGCTGCTTGACGGTATGCGTTGGCGGCTGCGCGACCATGAAGCCGTGCGTCGCTGTATCGAAAGCGTCGGCCTTTTCGCGCAGTTCCGCAGCGCGGGCGTGACCGCTATCCGCCAAAGCGTGCATCTGAATCGAAAGGTCCGTGCGGGTAATCATGTTCGCGGTGCCTTCAAATATGGACAGTTGTAGAGCGGGCCACCGGGTACGCCCGAACAATCCCAACCGCCACATGGACAATTCGGGAAACCGTCTTTGCGTGCCCCTTCCGCAAGCGCGTACCAGTAGTTCGTGCCTTCCGAGGTTCGCGACCAATCAAAGGCGTCGTACAAGGACCAGCCGGCATCGTGATCGGGCGGAGAATTGCGCCAAGTATCAACGTCACCCGTCGAGTTCTGTTGCTCGCTGGCACATTCCATGATCCGTTGGATGTGTAACGGGAACGCTGCCGCGAGTTGATCGAATCGGGTGGTCATAGCCACTCGTCCATGGCGTCGATCAGATCGCCGTTTTCTGAAATGGTGATTTTCCAGCCGTATCGACGCCAGTGCCAAGCGCCGTTGTTGTAGGTGACGCCGTGCATGAGGCGAAACGCGCTTTGGGCAGCCGCAACGGCCTGTTCTCGGCTCATAGCCAAATCCGGTTATCGCGTTTCGCCGTCAGGCGGGAAATCGTTTCACGAGCACGAGCAACAAGCGTCTTTGCATTCGCATCGCCGCTATCGGCAATCTCGCGCAGGTTACAGAGCGTCGTGCGCGCTGCGTGCAGGTCGCGTTCGTCCCTGTTTGGTAAGGCGGGATTTTGCTGCTTTGTTCATGCCCGCAAACTTACGCCAAATTTGCAAACAGTCAACGCATAATTGAACCGCTCACAGAACTGTGTTCGCCAATGTTATTCCAATCATTGGCGAGAACATTTACGGATTCCAAGCCACTCCAACGCACCGGAAATGCCCGTAAATGCTGCTTTTCCCTGCGCGGCCACTGCGTTCGGGACGCAGGGGTCGCAGGTTCAAATCCTGCCACTCCGACCAAATAATCATTAGGCTTTTTGCCTTCTTTCCCGAACATCTTCAAGGACAACCACCGATTCAACCACCGAAACGCGGTGCTTGGATGTAATGGCATTTGCCGCGCCGTGCAAAAGTCGGGAGATGGTGGCCGTAAGTACCCAGCAGGACCTCGGCTGACATGCACGATCATCTGGGGCGTCTGCCTGCGCTGGACCGCAGCTGACCGGCGGCGAGAACGGCATGCGCGGCGACGTCCGCCCGGCGGTGCTGCTTAGTCGCAGCGCGTTCTATTGGGCAGTTCTGGCCGGGGCGGCCGTCGGCTCCTTTGCGATTTGGCGGTTCGTGTGCTCGCCGTTCGGGATGACCCTGCGCGGCATCCAGCTTGACACGCTTCGTCGAGGAGCAGAAAATTCGAGAATGATGTCCACGGTGCGGACATAGCTGGCTGCGATCTAGCTCCAGCGGTCCGTGCAGGAAGAACGACGATGGCAATCGGAAGCCGCTTCGATGATATCGCTAAGCTCGTTGATACCGAGCAGGGATTCATCACCCGCGAAATCTTCGTGGATCCGGATCTCTATAAGGAGGAACTCGACAAGGTCTTTACGCGGGCCTGGCTGTTCATTGGTCATGAAAGCCTTATTCCAAATCCCGGCGATTTCTACACGAGTCGAATGGGCGAAGAGTCGGTCATCTTGTGCCGCGACAAGAAGCGGGTGGTGCACGCGTTCCTAAACTCGTGCCGGCATCGCGGCATGAAGGTATGCCGCTACGAGCAAGGCAACACCTCCATCTTCACCTGTCCCTACCATAGCTGGACCTATACGACCGACGGCAAGCTGCAGGGCGTGCCGCAATATCGCTCCCTCTATGACCCCAATCTCGATCGCGACGCCAACTCGCTCGTGTCGGTGGCCAAGCTCGCGATCTACAAGGGCACGGTGTGGGCGACCTGGGACAAGAACGCGCCGGAGTTCCTCGCCTATCTCGGCGACGCCAAAATCCATCTCGATCAAGCCCTCGACTGCCGCGACGGACGCGAGGGGGGCTCCGAGGTGATCGGCGTCCACAAATGGGTGTTTCCCTCTAATTGGAAATTCGCGGCGGAGAATTTCTTGGGGGATACCTATCACAATCCGAGCCATCGCTCGGTCGACCTGATCGGCATCGGACCAAGCGCTGCTTCCGGCAAGAAGGGCCGACGCGACGACGAACTGGAGAAGGCGCAGCACGTCTGGATCAGCTTTCCGGAAGGACATGGCGTACACAGCGCGATCCAGCCGGAGAACAACGAGTACATTGAGTCCTTCCTC